GGTTCATCAGGTGGGTACGACGGTTTTCCGTATTGCGATATAGGTGGTTCAGACCGACGAATAAATGAAAATGCCGGGCTGGAAAAAATGCTTATTGGTATGCGGGTAAAGTCCGAACGGTCCACATGTGTAGTCAGTAACGGTAAGTTAAGCAGCGAAACAAAAACAACCTGGACTTATATTCAAAGCTCCGCAACTATTCGTATCGGTGGTCAGACAACGACAGGACAACGTCATTTATTTGGTCATGTTAGAAATTTTCGAGTATGGCATAAGGCATTAACTGATGCGCAATTAAGCGAAATTGTTTAAGGTGGTTAACATGAAAGACGTTAGCTTGCAATTTACTGACAAACAGCAATACAACGACATTGTGATTAATAGCGGCTGGCTGGATGCCAATTGGTCAACCGTGTTTATTGATGATATCGGTTTTGTCCTTGTATTCGACGATCCAGAAAGCGAGACACCTGTACTTATTGGGAAAAAAGGTTATTACGTCAACGTGCGTATAACTGGTGACGATGTTGATATTTCTCAGCTTGAGCCTTTCATCGTTCCAGATCCAGGCGTCCGCGCATGGGCTTAATGATGCGGCAGTGATAGCATGGTGATGTTGAAAGCATCGCCGAGAAACGAGGCTAACGCCTCGTTTCTTTTTGTGTACCAAATAGTGACCAAATATCAAAAACCAAAATCAAAAACAACATAACATTCTGTTTTATAAATGATTATTAGTTACACTAATCATTCCAGACAGGACCAGCGCACTATGTTTAAAGGTGTTTAACCCCGTTCAATTACGCCACTAAAATCACTTAAAAATCATTCGGTTGCAACCAAAATCCGGCATCACGTTTCTAATTCCGTACAATACTGTTAATATCCGTACAACAAAAACTGTGTACCAAAACGTGACCAAAAATGGGGGGCAACATGCTTACGGATACCAGGTTAAGGACCATCGCCAACAAGCCATACGACGGTCCAAGCGAGATAGCTGATCGTGATGGCCTGTCAGCCAGGATAAGCCCAAAAGGGAAAATTACTTTCCAGTACCGTTACAGATTCAACGGTAAGCCAGTGCGAATGAAGATCGGTGAATACGGGAAAATGAGTCTGAAAGACGCCCGCTATGCGGTGTCTGAATACAGGGAGTTGCTTACGAAAGGGAAGAATCCGGCACTGTGCGTAAAGCAGGCCATAGCCTTTGAGCAGGGCAAGCGATCTATATCCGACGTAGTGGAAGACTATCTATCCCTGCCGAACGTCATTAAGCTGGTGGCATATAAAGAAGTCAAAAGCGCATTGATGCGCCACGTAGTCAACAAGTACGGCGACTACATAGCTGACGACGTAACGACAAAACAGTGGATGGATATATTTGGCGAGATCACTGCGGCGGGTCACGCGGTTACGGCTGGTTTGATATTGAAGCGAATGAAAATCATCGTTAACAGCGCAATCAGGCGTGGGCTAATGACTAACACGGCGATAAACAATATCCGTGTAGCTGACGTTGGCGAGCATTATGCGGTGGGGGAGCGTTACCTTTCATGTGAGGAGATAGGCCACTTCTGGCGCACGGTAGACAGTTCGCAGATCTATCCGCAGAACAAAATAGCCTTAAAGCTATTATTGCTAACCGGGTGCAGGGTTGGTGAATTGCAGAAAATGAGAAGGGAACACCTAGATCTGGACAACGGTGTATGGACCGTTCCGGCGGCGGTGGCGAAGACAAGAAGTGAAATCAGGCGGGGATTATCTGACTTGTCGATAAAAATGCTCAGGGAGGTTTTAACCTCCCATGAGTATGATTATGTATTCCCGCCAGTGATTAACGGCGGCAACAGGCCAGTAAACGTATCAGTGATAAAAGTAGCTGCAATATTCGTGCGTAAAAGGATGGGCGGTAAATCATGGTCCTGTCACGACCTCCGCAGGACGTGCCGGACACACCTTTCAGCTATAGGTGTTCCGGTACATATTGCAGAAAAGATCTTAGGCCATTCATTAAGGGGAATACTGGCGGTGTACGACAAATATGATTATCTTGATGAACAAAAGGAGGCACTAAATAAGTTTGCTGATTATGTGTTATCTTTGGCTGACGTTAAACCAATCCGATCAAAGAACTGCATTACGTCCTGATAGCGGTACATAACGCCACGCCCGGTCCCAAGTACGTCAACCGGGTCGGGGAACGGAGTTCCGTTCCGTTCCCATTTTTTACGCCATAAGTAAAACGTTCCCCTGCTAATTCCCCCAAGCATCCGGCAGATAGCAGGGCGACTAAGAAGGATTGTCCCGGTTTTATCCATTATTTATCCCCCGTGTATTCAACGTGTCCGATACATCCGTCAATAATAGCTTGCGCCATGTTGCGATAATCGCACGAAAATTCGTTGTCGCGGTTAAAGTTAATCTCTTTCGCCGCATCTTCACCGATAACCTTAGTAGCCAGTGCGAAAGCAATTTCAGCAAGTGCCTTTTCTTTCTGGTCAATGTGAATGCGATAAGAGTATTGTTTCCATGTAATTACCGTTTCCACATCTGATATTAATTTACTGTGAGCGATAGCCCAATTATCACCGAGATATAAAAACTTGACGACATCAAGAACCGTTCCGCTGGTCATACCTACACAATCAAGCCACACATTAACAGGAGGTTTATCACCTACGGCCCATTCCGTTTTTTCTGGTTGCGTTTCGCAATCATGCCGCTCATCTTCGATTAATTCATCAATGATCTCACTTTCTTTATTCATGCCGTCATCATCCTTATTAGATAAATTAGCGTATTTATCAAATTTCCAGCTTGCAGCCATAACCGAATAAGTGCCGCCATCCGCGCGAACACCCAATAAATAGTATGATCCAAAATTATATTCTGTGCGGCATGTTGTTACCTCAAACGATGGGTAACACTCAGGGTTAGTGCGATGGCTAATCACGCCAATTGCTTTAAGTTTATTCATTTGCTTATCCTCAATTACGCCACAGTTACATTGTCAACTTTGATAAAATATTCAGGGTGATTTTCTATTTCGTGCTTAAAGTGCGCGTGACACAATCGCCAATCACGCACCTGGTTGTGAAAGTAATAAACGTATTCGCCATCAATCTTATACAAAATGCCTGTAGGTTTAGCCATGTAATAACGAGCCATTATTGCCCCCAGCGTTTTATGAATTCCTCGTTTAATTTCGTATCACCCGACCATTGAACATCATGTTCAGCACCGAACGAGTAAATTAATTCGATTAGTTCACTGAATTCTGATTTACTCATTCGACTTGTAGATGTTCCCAATACAACGAAGCCGGATTTATCCAGATTAGGCACGACGCCATATTTTTTAAGCCCGGCGGTGAATACCGCTTTCCAGTCTTCCGGCGACAGCTTCTTACCGTACCAATTAACCTGATCACTAATGTCGGTTAGCAACGCCCATAGAAGGCTATTTTGGCTTAGCGAGCGGGTTTTCTCCTGGATGGTAATTATCAGCGGGCTTTTGCTATCAGGCTGGATCTCTCTTATCTGCCTGATAGCGTTTTCTTTTACGGCGTCGTTAACTACTTCAAACCTAATTTGTCTCATAATACACCGTTGCTATTTTTCCACTGCGCCCGCGCATACATGATCGCCCGCAAAGAAATTAGCCGCGAGCTTGTCATGAAAGCGCTTTTTAAGTATCTCATATCAACCACAACAGGCTTATCAGGATTATCGCCTCTCATGTATTCCGCAATTGTGCTAAAGTCTTCTAATGTTAAATCTAATTCCTTATTCATGACAGCCCCCTCTGCACAATCCACATTGTGCTTCTTAATTCCCCACGCAGCGCCCGTAATGCATCGCGCATTGGCACGAAAACCCGGTTAAATTTTACGTGTTTATATTTCCGCATCAGTGGCGGCGTATAAACCATCGCGCCGCAAGAATTGCATGGAAAACGGAAATGTGATTCATCAATGAATGTTTCAACTGAATAAAAGATTACCCGTCTCATAATTCTAACCCCGTTTCGCTGTTAAGTTTTTCGATTTCAAATACTGGTTTATCCGGCAGCAGGCCGTTATTTTTCCGGTATTCGTTCAGGCGGCTGTTAAATTCAAATACGATAGGACTCGAACAACCATAGAAGCGAGCTGATCTAAAAAAGTATTTCCCATCAAATTTATTAACTGTTAATAAATTTTCACTGCCTAACATCTTTAAAACCCGACAAATTTTCCTCTGTTTTATTTCGAGTTTTAATTCTTTTTTAACATCCTCAGCAGAAAAATAATCGCTACTATTCAGAAATAAAGGCATGATTTTTTTTATTGCCATTTCGCGCACTGACTTCAAGCAATATGATAATCGCGGCCCTCCCATTTCCACAGGAATAATAGCGCCGTCAGAAACCATATCACGCAAACTATTAACGATCTCGATTCCAGGACCTGGAATAGATTTAATAATTGTTGCTTCACCAGCAACAGTGGCATCCTGTAAAAATTTCGCTATTTGTGTTTTATAAATGGTTTTCATTGTTTCTAGCCTCGTTTTAAGCACAAAAACATCCACCAGAAAGCGGTCAACTTTCCGGTAAGCCGTTTGCTCAAGTTAATTAAAAAGATGCGTTGCTCTGGCTGTTTCGTGGGGAGAATCGACTTGCCGCCGGACGTTGTTGCATTGACTGAATGCAAGCGGACGCCGCGCGGGCCTGGTCGCATGGGATGATGTTGCCGTTATCGTCAAACCGCTGGTAAACAGTCCCCGTTTTCCCGTGACGGTTTTTTGAAACGATGATCTCCATATATTCGCGGGCAACCGATTGTTCGTTGTAGTAGCCGTCGCGGTAGACCATGATGATCCGGTCTGCGTCCTGTTCAAGATTACCGGAATCACGCAGATCAGAATTGTTCGGGCGCTTGTTCGGTCGTTCCTCAACGCGGCGGGATAATTGCGCCAGTGCCGCCACTGGCACGCGCAACTCTTTCGCCATCATTTTCAATGACCGCGACAATTGCCCTACGGCGAGATCATGACGTTCGGCCTTAGCCAGTTTCATTAACCCGATATAGTCAATCATCACCATCCCCAGGTTATGATGGTCCTGTTTCATCCGTTCGACGGTGGCGCGTATTTCCTCGACCGTTAACTGCGATGCGTCAACAATCCACACATCGAGATCGGCAAGGGCACTCATTCCCTGGGCGACGTGCGCCCAACCTTCGTCATCCAGTTTTACCGGATTACGTAGGCAATCCGTTGATAAGTTCCCAGCGCCAGCGATAGCACGTTCAGTCATCTGATCGAGCGACATTTCAAGCGTGAACAGCAAAACGCCGACCCGCTGACCTTCGCCTCCAGGGTATGGGCGTTCAGCCGCCGCGCGGGCAATTGCCAACGCCAACGCCGATTTACCAGACCCTGGGCGTCCGGCGATAAGCACCAGATCAGTAGCGTTAATGCCGCCTAACATTTCGTCGAGTGGGTCAATCCCTGTTTTGATGTTGTCAGAGTTCACGCCACACTCCATGCGTTTACTTAACACTTCCGTGTATTCCTGGACCGCATCGCGCAACAGCACCGGGATAATTTGATCTTTTGTTACCTTTAATTTTGAATACCGGGAATCAAAATCTTTCATCGTCTCCCTGACGACTTCAAGCGTCCCTGTTTCCAGCTTGTAGCGAATGTCTTCCATTAGTTCCAGCATTTGCCGACGCTGGTGTTCTTCCTGTAGTAGTTGCGCATATCCTTTCAGGTTGGCAGCAGAAGGGCACGATCGTGCCGTTTGCATTAGCGGTACAAAGTTTTCATTGCCAATCTCATCGCCAACCAATAACGCGTCGATAAGATTCCTGTTTCTGGCTTGCGCCCGGATAACTTCAAACGCACGTTTATAAAGCGGGATCGTGAACACTTCAGGATCAAGTGTGGCGAGAACATCTTGAGCGTTAGGAGTAAGGCCACCTAACAGCAGCCCGCCGATAACTGACGCTTCACGTTCCTGCCGTAGTGAGTTTATTTGCTCAGTTACCATTATGTTATTGCCTCCTGTTTACAAAATGGAATATTCAGGGTAATAAACAAAGCGCCCGATCTCCCCATGATCCGGGCTGTAAATAATCACCGCTGCCAGACGCCGCGACCGCCAGCCGCCATTAATTGAATAAGCGTCTTTACCCGCTAATGTGCCGTGATACTCAACAACGCCTAGCGATGATTCAATCAGCCGTTGATGGTGCCAGTGCCCGCAATGAGCGTAAACCGCCGCAGACTTGCCGAAATCCTCACGCCAGTCAGCTACGCAAGCAGACAATAAATTTTCCGGCTTTTTGATAGTGTGCCCGTGGTGGTAAGCAAGGAATGTTTTGCCGTACTGTGTGTGGTGGACGATAGCAGGGGACACATCAACAGTTACGCGCGGTTCATCTTCGTAAAAAGCCGCCAGCGCAGCACGTAGCCAAATCATACCAGACTGGTCGTGATTGCCTGATAGTACCTGGATTTCAATATCCCTATGATTTAACAACATCTTCCCGACAGCCCGCCGGACCGACCTGATCGCTACATAGACAAGTTTTGCATAGCGCGAATCGCAATCAAGAACGTGATTGCTTGATGGCGTAACTGGCAACAGCCCGTCAGTGTGAAGAACATCCCCACCGAGAAGCAAAACAGCTTTCTCAGACATCGGCGCAGCGCCTACAGCGTAGTCAAAGAATTCATTCAATACGCGCTCAGCGATCCCAGTGTCGTAACTCTCGCCGCATTCAGCTTTATGAGCAAGCGCCCCGATATGCAGATCAAATACCGGATAAAGGGCCAGGCTTTTTTGAAAATCAATTTCCGGCACTGGCACGGCCTCCGCGCGTGGGATTTCTTCAGTGAAAGCGTCGCGGGCCGCTTCCATTAGCCTTTCCATTTCATCGCGATCACGGGCTGTTTTAATCCAGCGCATGACTGTATTCCCATCCTTATCGACAAGAACCGACTCACCAGTAACGCCAAAACCAGGGGCGCGGCGCGTTGATAATAAACCGCGTTTCGCCAGCTTTGCGCCCAGCCGCTCGACGTTGCGTTTTGACATGCCATATTTTTCAGCGATCTGCTTGTACGTTAAACCGTTGTTATATTCAGCGATCAATTGCTCATCGCTGATTTTTCTTTGCGACATAATGTTATTTCCTCATGTTTACATTTTGTATATTTATTGACAGCAAACAATCTCTTTATATGTTTCTTCTACCATGTCGAATACTTCCGGCCTGTAATAAAAAAATTCAGTGCTACCATCAAACTTAACAGGGAAGTTTATTTTATAGTCACTGAAAGCATCGTGCATTTTGCTTTCTATTTCCTGCATAATCTCAGTAGGCCCATTCCATGTTTTAACTACCTGTAAATCAGTCAGCCTTACACCTGCCTTACGAGCACTTTTAAATACTCTGTTCCTCCTTTCGTTCTCTTTTACGCTTACACCAATTTTCATTTGTGTAGGCACTTCAAGATCATCAACCATGATGTAAAGTTTTCCGTTGTAGTGTGATAAAAACCCGTATTTAGCGCATTTCGGGCAACCGCGCCCGCTCTTAATGTCTCTAGGTTTAGCCGACCACTCATGATCACAAACCTTGCAGCGACATAATACTTTTGTACTGTTATTAACTATTTCAACCAGCACTTCAATATCAGGATTAACCTTAGCAATAGCCGATATTTGTTCTTCATGCGATATTTTTTTGCCTTGCGCTCGTTTTAGCACCGCACATTTCTGGCAACCGCTCCCGATCTTAAGGCTTTTAGGTGTAGAATACCACTCATGATCACAAACCTTGCAGCGGCATAATACTTTTATTTTGTCGCCGGTAATTTCCCCAAGCACTTCAATATCAGGATTAACCTTAGCAATAGCCGATATTTGTTCTTCATGCGATAACTTCATATTCCCAGCGCATTTCTGGCAACCACGTCCATATTTAATATTGCTAGGTGTAGCCGACCATTCATGGTTACAAACTTTGCAGCGACATAATACTTTTGTACTGTTATTAACAATTTCCCCTAACACTTCAACATCAGGATTAACTTTCGCGATAGCTGCAACTTGTTCTTCATGTGTTAACTTGCGCATCGCTCCAACTCCTTAAGAACATCATGCGCACTACAACGCAAAAACCCACCGCGACACCCGTTTGCACAGGTTGCAGTGTCTTATTGCGTCAGAGACGCCATCAGGTGGCTAATTTTTGATTTACAGACTGGTATGAAGGTTATGGATTGACCAGAAGGAACAAACCGCCGAACAACGCTACGTTAACAGCGATTGCCGCAGCGATAGCAAATGCCAGGGCGAAAACGTGTTTACCGTCCATTTTAAAATCCTCTCTAAAACGCTCTATAACGAGCTAAATAGCTAAAGGTATGCAAGTGTGTCACCCAATGCTTTTTAGCTCGCTGGTGAGCTTGTTTTGCGGGTAATTTTCTGTTTTTGCGGATCGTGGTTGGTCAAAGAGCGCCACATCGTGTATCACGTAGCGTTTTTGGTTTAAGCAGGAAATCAAGTGTCGCTGTGAAGCTATTGCCGAAGTAAAAATCTGAAGCCGTGTTTTTGAACGTTTCAAAGTAGGCGACAAAGCCGTTGATGCTTTTGTCTTTCAGGTAGTCAGTGAACGCATAAATCTTGCGTTCAAGATCCCGATCCAGTTCGGCAGGTGGCAACAGGCCATCAAACGTGCTGTTAAATGCCTCCACTACGTCGGCAGCGTTTGCAGTGGCTGACAGTTTGCGCCATTTTTCAGCATCAGCCAGATACCCATCAAATTTAGTTACCCGGCAAATGTTTATAGGCTTAGGTGTTCCACCACGGCTACGCCATTGTGTTAAAGCCCACTCAATCACTAATGTGATCTCATCCTCAGTATATGCTTTACGTGTTTTTGTTTCTGTCAGTAGTTCTACGAATGGCTTAGCATCACGACATTTACACCCTGCCTTTTCGTTGTAGAAGTCAAGGCAACGCAATGCCGCATCGCTTATCTGAAAGTCACCATCCTGATTAACTTCTTTTCTTTTTATATTTTTCTTTTCTTCTTCTGTTTCTTTTTCTTCTTCTACTTCTATTTCTAATTCATGACCCTTTCCTGACCCGGTCATGACCCTATCATGACCCTTTGGTGTTGGATTGATTAACTTTTCTAATTTTAATTGCTCCTTCGCTGTGTTTATGGCGGCCCTGTAAGCGCTTTTAGAAGTCATTGATTGGTCCAGCCTTTTCAATAACTTTAAACAAGTTATGTGGCCTTGAGAACATTCAAACAAACCAATTTCGATGAAGTATTTCATCATTTCTTCTATACGTTTTTCAGTAGATCCGACGTTTCGCGCAATGATTCTCGCGTCATGTCGTAGGTCAAAAGTCAGATTGTGCTGATCTACGTCATAAGTTATTAGTTCGAGGCAATACCAATAAAGCCCGTACCCTTCCAGGCCATAATCTAACAAAACGTTTTGAAGTTTTTCATCGCGGTTCGCATCGCTGTCATGCTTAAACCACTTCATAGATCATCCCTCCGGCAACATCACTACATAGACATCACTGAATGCATCAAGACGACAAACAAATCCTTTATCCATTAACGCGGCGAAGGCATCATGTACCGTATGAACAGGAAGTTCACACATTGCGGCTACTTCTTTGCGTGATGCATCATGTACCCGTCCTTTGTTATCTGCCTTTTCAGCCAGAGCCATTAAGACAAGTTTTTGAATCGGGCTATTAAGTTTTACGTTCCATGCTTTACTAATCATGTTTATACTCATCGCATTTTCTCCTATGGTTAGAGTGAACGCGCGGGCGGGCATCCCATTAGCATTAGATAGCAGTGACTGACCGCTCAACAGATCCCGCCGTTGCGTGATATTTGTTTTTCGCTTCGCAGCGACACCGGATTTTTAAAGAGCATAAGGTAAGTGCCTTTTTGTGCCTTCCGTATCTTTTTCCTTGCGTCTTTGCAAGTATGGCCTTACCTTGTCTGCAAGTTTACAAAATGGAATTTTAAGATCAAGGCTTAAAATACACGTTTTGTGACTTGCATCAAACTTTTTGAGGTTATAGGGTAGCGACATGAAAACAAAATGGTATGACTTAGCAAAGCAGCTCATGCGGGCGCAGGGCATGAGCCAGGATTCACTCGCGGATCGTATGGGGATAACTAAAGGCGGCCTGTCACACTGGCTGAACGGTCGCCGAGAGCCAAATCTTGAAGATATTGCGCGGATTATGCGCGAGCTTGGTCGTCGGCAGTTTACTGTTACACATGATGGCATGGTCATTGATGATTCTGTTTCTAATACACTTCAGGCCGTGCCGCCGCGTGATTTAGGTAGTTACCCGGTTATTGACTGGAAGGACACAGTAAACAATATGGATGACGCAAGGCGTTCAGCATTACGACACGTTACGACTAGCGTTATTTGTTCAGATGACAGTTACTGGCTGGTTGCCAAAGGTGAATCAATGAACGCGCCGCAGGGGTTGAGCATCCCGGCGGGGACGATGATACTTGTGGACCCGCACGCGCCAGCTATTGACGGCAAACTGGTTATAGCCCAGCTTGAGGAAGGGCAGATACCGACGTTTAAACAGTTGATTATTGATGGAGGTCAAAGGCTTTTACGTTCGCTCAATCCGCTGTATCCGCCAATCCCTATGAATCCAGAATCGAAAATTATAGGCGTGGTGGTTGATGCGAAGATCGTAAACCTGCCATAAACATTAGCCGCCGGATGGCGGCTTTTCTTTGCCTTAAAAACGCCAAAACGTAAACAGAAAACGTTATTTATTGTTTAAATATCAATAGCATATAAAATATTTTAAAAAAGTATACAAAATGGATTGACTCGATGTTTTACGGGGCGTATATTGCGAGTCAAAGGAAGGTCGCAGGTAACAAAAGCAACTTCCTGGCACTTTAAAAATCAGGCTTAACACCTTGTCAACCGTGGAGTAACTCCCCGATGGGGGACCGAAAGCGGCACTGATAACAAGGCGCATGGGGTGTTTAAAGCGTTACATCCCCCACGAAACCGCACGCAAGGCGACGAGTCAGCTTGCTTGGAGTGAGCAAGGTCACGCCGGGAACGGCGATGATTGCGGGATTAGTTGAAAGATGTTAAGCCGCTCATTAACAATCTGGTCAGCCGCTGGAAGTGCGGCAATTAACGAAGATGATTTTTATTAATTTTCATCAAGGATATACGGAGATCAGATTATGAGCGTTACAATTATATATGGCAAATGTGATAGCAAAATGAATGCCAGAGAACGCAGAAGGATAAAAAGAGAAAACGAAAGAAAATCATCACCTGCAATCAATAAAACAGACAATGTGGATAAAGCTATTCGATTTGCAAACGAGGAAAGATGCAAACCAAATAGCATTAAAGAACGTCGCAAAGGATCAGTGAAATGGTATACGGAAAATGAAAGCGGCAACTACTACCACGCAACGCAACCACGCCATTTAGGGGAAAAACCCCTGGATAAAGTCCGCTACCATTAATACAAAATGTAAACATTCGGGGGTAACATTATGGTTATTCTGGCGCTTCAATTCAAACTGGCGGTAGCGGAAATGCTTCATGATGCCGAAATGTGGAGCGCCGCGAATAAAGCCTTATACATAGTGTTAACAGCGAAGGAGATTAAAGGGTGAAAACAGAGTTACATAAAAAGCTATGGACGATTCAGCAAACGCTGAACGCGCCGAAAAATCAGCGTAATAATTTTGGCGGGTATAATTACAGGTCGGCGGAGGATATTTTAGAGGCGGTTAAACCACTGCTTCAAAATATCACGCTGACTGTTAGTGATGAAATTGTCCTGATCGGCAATCGCTATTATGTGAAAGCCACGGCGACGCTAAGCGACGGTGAAGACGTAATAGCGGTAACTGCTTATGCCAGGGAGGAAGAAAGCAAGAAGGGTATGGACGCCAGCCAGCTAACAGGAGCAACATCAAGTTACGCGCGGAAATATGCTTTGAACGGTTTATTCTGCATAGATGATGCTCGCGATCCTGATACTGATGATTACGCGAAGCAGACAGGCCAGCAGCCGCGACAACAGAAAAACCCACCAAAACAACAACAGCAGCAGAAGAAAGCGCCGCCAAATCCTGATGAAGTGTTAGCACGTTTCTGTGATGCAGCAGCGAAAGCGCCGGACGAAAAAACACTAAGGGAAATATTCGGTAAATGCTGGAAGTTATTGCCTGAAAATTCAGAGCAAAGGCAGAAAGCGCAAGACGTATATGGTATCCGCAAAGCGGAGCTTAACGGGGAGATGGGTTAATGAGTTTAAATTCAATCACGGCGGGCGGGAATATAGGTAATGATATGGAGGTTCGCTACACGCCGAGCGGGAAAGCGATTGGTAGTTTTCCGTTAGCTGTAACGAATGGCTACGGCGATAATAAGCGGGTAATGTGGATCACTTGTCTGGTATTTGGTGAGCGTGCGGAAAAATTAGCGCCACATATCCGCAAGGGTGGGAAAATAGTGGTAAGCGGTCGCCTTGATGTTCGGCAATATGACCGGAACGACGGCACGAAGGGAACTGCGGTAGAAGTGGCGGTTAACGAATTTGAATTCATGAACGTTAACCAACAAGGCCAGCAGCAAGGCCAGCAGCAGAAAGCGCCACCGCCTCAAAATAATAACGGGAATAATCCGCCGCCGATGGACTTCGACGATGATATTCCATTCTGATTCAATAGGTTAGCGATGGGTAATTATTTAAAAGCACCACCGCCGCCGCGAACAAAAGAGAAAGTTTTAAGAGAAGCCCGTGATCAAATCGATCGCGGGCTTTTTTTATGCGGCACGGCAGCGGATCGGATGGCGAAAAGATTTAGTGACCTGTACGCAAAGCAAATATGGTTCGACAACTGGCAGGCAAGTTTTTACCCACTGCAAAGAAAACCGGATATGCATTGGCCTGAATATGTCGATCCACGTATGCGCAAATATCGCGGGCGTATGGGCCAGGTCATTAACGATTAATGAGGTGTTATCATGATTAAAGAAAAAGAAGTAGACAAGGAAATTCCTGACGGTCGTGATGAGCTTATTTATTTTGACGGCGGCCTGTATGAGTTCGAAACGTCTGCGGGGTGGCACGATAAATGTCCTCAGCTTACTCGCCAGGAATTAAGCGACCGTAAATCATTCGGCGAAGATACCGAACGGCTGGCTAATAACAAATGGCTTAATAAGTTCATTGCGGAGGGTGGCAAATGAACCTTGCAAAAATTGCCGCATTGCTTGCGGCTTTATCTATCGCCGTGCTGTATCTCAGCGTATCGCTTTATATCACGGTATCGATCATTAAACTCATCACTAACATGTGAGGCCAATCATGAAAGTCGGTAAGGATATTGTGACGGTCGCGTTTTGCGTTATTTGTTTCCTGTTTACGATTGTATTTTGCGGAGCACTTGCTGCGGTATTGGCTTTTATTGGTAAGGTGGTGATGTGATGGTTACTTGGAATGTAAAAGAGGGCGATCTTGTTGTTTTGTCTGAATATCGTAGTGACCCTGGTCTGGTTGTGCTGAACAAGACATATAACGATCTTGAGCGCCCGATCCTGGTTAAATATCTGGACGGAACAATTATAGAGCCGCGTTTCTTCGACAAGATTGAACTGAAGGCCCGCAATGTTCGCGTTAAGCCGTTCCGGGCTTATGTTGAAAACCACTGGCGGAAATTGTTCGCCGGACTGAATGGGATGTTCGGCGTATGGCCATAAAAGAAGTAAAGGTTAAACACATGAAAGGTGGGGAGCGATTAAAGGCGTGGTGGGGCCGTGAATTTACAGCTACTGCTTTCAGATTCAGGCAAGGCGGAGAGGTCATTATATACGACGAAAACATGGATGAAGTTGGTACATGGCATCTTGAGCAATACGTCGAGGTGTTAAATGAAAATTAAATTCCATAAAGCATATGATAGCGAAACAAACAAGCTATCACTATTTATCGAATTCGAACGCAGGATCGTGGTTGTGCCCTGGGCACGGCGCTTTAATGACGCCGCCGGACGTAGACAATTCGCGGTCGATATGCTGTTACGCGGCTGCGGCCTTATGCGTCCGCTATCTGATTTAAAACGAATGATGCCGGGATCGTTCGGTCAGATTGATGAAATAGAAATAAGCCCGGAAGAACTGAAACGGGAGCGTGATTTATTCCTTTCAAGCGAAGGAAACCCGTTTAATTCAGAAACAGAAATGAAATGGCATCACCCACTATAAAAGGATAAATATCATGAACGACATCAAAACAGCTTACTCTCTCGGTAATGAAGGTATGTTGATCACTCGCTATACAGATGATGCAAACTTTCACGAAGTGGAAATTAAAGATTATCACGAAGTATTGAAAGATATGGAAGCTGGCGCGTATGACGCTGATTTGAATCTGGCGCTACAGGTTGTTGATATTGTGATGGGGGCGTCAATCCGCGATTACGTGTCTTTAAGTATGGAAGAAAAAACATCGGTAGCGCGTTATGTATTCTCTCTTACTTTTGTGAAGCGCATGGAGGAAGAATTCGGACGCGTACCAGTGCCGGAAGAGGTTGATCCGCTCGCGTTCGGAAGTGCTGTTATTTTCCCGTTGAACAAGGATCAGCTTTGTAGTGTTTCACTGCATTCTATGCGCGGCCTGATGAAAAATATCTTTGAGGTTAAGATGTTGCAGAAATACATTGAGGAAGGCCACAAAGAGGAAGAAGTAAAATCGCTCATGCCATTGTTTTACGGTGAAATGGTTGGCAATGATATGCGTGCAAATGATTTCGGCGTACAGGCGGCTATCGCTGTGCTTAATGACGCACGGAAAAACGCACAGCCGACGCCTGAACAGGGAAAACGTGTACTGCATTAACCGAGTAATTCCGATCACATAAATATACATTTTGTATTGTAATTGCATATCCGTTTTGTAAGCCGAAATCAAAAGGTTTACGGTGCGGAGGAAGCAAAAATGGAACGCGAATTGATGCTTTATTGCGTAGAAGGTGGCGTAGGTCACGATGCCTACGTCGCCGGGAAAGACTATCCAGCCGATGAAGTGCTTTCTAATATGCACTTCAGAGAAAATGAAAGCCAGGTGTCTGTGTGGAAACGGTGTATTGATGGTATTGAGGTTGTAAGTATCGAACGGTATTTAGGCACGTTTGATTACGGTGTTATTGAGGCTTAATTATGGACGACACATTGTTTTATATGTGCTGTTGCTGGGGTTTTATTGCCTTATGTCTGTTTATCAGGTGGCTTATTGAATACCATATGAGGTGAGGCATGGAACAGAAAACTGATTATAGAATACCTGACAACCTGAAGTTGGTTGGTATTGGTTTTGGCTGTCGTTTTGTATCTGACACAAACGGTGCAATTTATTTAGTGCGCATCATTGATGGCGTTCAGCATATAAGAAGGCTAGGACTTTACATCAAAGCATTCAGAAGGGGTTATTTAAAAACTCATGAAATTTAAACATTACATGGAATGGAAAATTCCAGAAGCAGCAACAAAGGCAGCGCCAGGAAATTTTTCTGGCGTTTATTTTTATATGGATGGCAAATGGTATTTCGGCAGCAGGCCGGATCACTACTATCAAGAAATATGCAAGCCTCACGTATGGGATATTAAAGAGCGCGTGAAAGGCGGGGTAATTGAGGACGTTTAAAATGCTTAAGAGCTTTTTTAACTGGTTGGGGGCGTGGCTTTTGGCTACGCTTTTTGTTTTCCTGGCGGCCCTGACTGTTATCGGTGTTATTATGCTGGGGGGTATGTTTATTACGTGGTCGCTGCCTGAATTTAACGACATTGGGAATATTCTTTTTGCAGCCCGCGCTTTATTGGCTGTGAGCGCATTCATTGGTTTTTGCTTGACTGCCGCGCCGGATTGGGATGATACATGGTGATCCTATGGCTTTATTCAATATGTCAGAGCCGCAATTTAACGCCGTAAAAACTGCCGCCCGCGCGGCGCTTTCGGCCTGCAAAGCGGAGGTGGAAAAGAACGGCTACAGCGATAAAGCCACGCGGCTGATATTAGACAAGCATTATCGCAAGGTCGCCCCGCTAATCAGTATCGAGCGTTTTGTCTGGCTGGTGGGGTATTTGAACAACCGATGGGGAACTGATCAGGATTATTTCTAAGGGGGCGTAATGAAAAATGATTACGGCGGCAGCAACACGCCGAAAGAAATAAAAGACCTATGGCAGACGCCGAAACCTGTTTTTAGAGGAATGGATCTGGAATTCGAATTCGTCGCGGATGTGGCGGCAAACAAGGCAAACGCATTAATACCGCGATATATAACCGAAGAAATGGACACGCTCCATTATCCGTGGGGAGCGGTGGCGATGCCTGGTGAGTATGTCTGGATGAATCCGCCATATTCTAATCCGGGGCCATTCGTTGATAAGGCGGCGCTTGAACATCAACGAAATCACATTGGCTGTGTAATGTTATTGCCCGCTGACATTTCTGTTAACTGGTTTATGAACGGCGTGGAGACGGCAAACGAATGCCGATTAATTACGCGCGGGCGGCTGGCTTTTATAAATGCCGCGACAGGGAAACCAGCAAGCGGAAACAATAAAGGGAGCTTGTTCTTGATCTGGCATCCACGGTGCAGACATGAATGTATTTTCACGCAGATAACACGTAAAGAGCTATACGCGAGAGGCGCAAATAATGACTAAGGCAGCAGATTTATTAAGACTTGCATCAGAAACCATAGAGCAAAGAGGTAAGCAAAACGGCTACGACAAAAAAGAGGAAAAATCAGCGCCAAAAATAGCCACTATTTACAACGCTAAGAAGGGGGGCAGATTTAACCACGCTTGATGTATGGGATCTGCTAATTTGTCTCAAGGAGGCGCGTTTAGAGGCTATTTTGAGCAATAACAGCGATCCGACAGACACACTAATTGATTTAATTAGCTATAACGCGCTAAAAGCTGAGCAAATATTAACGGAACGTGAGGAAGAACAAAGAAAGAAACAGGCTGTTTTTGATATGCCGCTGAATGGTGGATTAATAAAAGATGAAGCTATAACCAGTTGTAAGGGATTGCCGCCTTCTATGCTTAACCCTCAATGTGGTTGCATTTCAACTCGACTTGATTTGAAGTTTGATAGAGCTGAAGCTATTCGTGATAAGAGGTACGATCCAAATGAAAAGGGTGACAATTGACAGGTTATTAGCCTGCGTTTATGTCGCCGTTTTCGTGATCATCAATCTTATTGTTAACCACTGTGGCCCGTGGGTAATTCCGATCACCACGGTAGCCGCAGTGTGTGTCAATATGATGATCCGTGACTTCTTGTTATATGACGGCGGCCTGAAATGGTCGGCTACAACATGCGCCGCCGCTGGCGCAATTACGGTGCTGATAAACTATGATGCAGGAATGGTGGCGATCGCGTCATTCGTTGCGGTTGTTTCCTGTGCGCTTATTTCTGGCGGCGTTTACCGTGTTTTACCTGGTGATTTCGATTCGAAACGCTGGCCTGCAAATATAGCTTCAGCTATCGGCGATGCGTTAATTTTTCCCACGCTATCGTTTATGGCATTTATACCGGAAATATCAGCTATTCAATTCATCTCAAAAATGGCAGCGGTAACGGTGATCACTATCATCATGCGCCGCTATTTTACGTTTGAGGGCAGAAAATGAGCGGGCTTAAAAATTGGGTGGTGTGGTCGTTGTACGACGGCAGCGGGTACGCCGTTAAAGATTGGGCTGACGCTGGCTATAAGTGTTATTGCTTCAACTATGACGGCGCTAACCACGGCGACTATGAAGGCGTAAAAATCATTCATCCGAATATTGAATACGTTAACGTATGGATTGACAGCCATTTCCTGGTGATGTTCTCCCCTGATTTGTCTGTTTATCCAGATCCTGACATTATTCTGGCCTTCCCGCCATGCGACCATCTAGCCGTGTCCGACGCTCGTTGGTTTGCCAGCAAGCGTGAAAAAGATCCTGACTTCCAGGTGAAGGCGGCATATAACGCAAAACTGGTAGAAACGCTGGCTGACATGTATCACGTCCCGTGGATGGTGGAAAATCCGGTGGGCGCACTGTCAACGTTATGGCGTAAGCCGGATTTTATCTTCAATCCGTGCGCTTACGGTGGCTACCTGCCGGAAGACGACAAACATCCTGCTTTCCCGGAATACATCGCCGACCGCGACGCATACACGAAGAAAACTTGTATCTGGTGCGGGAATGGATTTAAGCAGCCGCTATTCCGGCCTGTACCTATGCCGGATGAATGGGAAGACAGCAAACAGCACGCGAAGTTAGGAGGAAAGTCGAAACGCACTAAGATGATCCGCTCACTAACGCCGCGCGGCTTTGCCCGTGCTGTATTCCTGGCTAACGACCGGGCCATCAATCGTACTACGCTTAACCGCGTTTTACCGGACTGAAATTTACAAAATGGCGCCATTGCGTGATGTGGATCACATAATGGCGCCATTCACCTTGTTCTGGCGTATCCATTTTGTATACTTCAAGCAAACGAAATGCTCTTTAAAAATCCGGCAGCGCTGAAATGCGTAGAAATCACCTTAAAGGGAGGGAGCATTATGTCTTTTGATAATTACCAATGGCATGACGACTATGAACGAGAAAGCGTCATGCGTGCAATGTGCAATGTATGCAGCACAAAGAAAGGAGGCTGTAACGAGTGCAACGAATGCTTAGATCATTGGCTAAGGGCCGGACACGCCGAAAGGCTGAACGAAACAGAGAATCAAAAATAATAGGGGTGGTTTTTATGCAGAACCCTAAAAAACCAATAAGACGCCGTTGCAAGTGCTGCGGCGTTTTTTTTGAGCCTAAATATCACAATCAAACGTGGTGCAGTGATGAGTGTCTGGAAGAGCTGAAGTTTGATCAGCTATGCCGCGACCGTGAGAAGGCTATGAAGGCTATGGAACGGAAGAAACGCCGTGATAGCCAGCGGGAAGAACGCAACCGGAAGCGGAAGCAGTTAAATCCGCGTAGTTATTGGTTGAAGCAGGCACAAGCGGTATTTAATGCCTATATCCGCGAACGTGACGCGGGTCAGCCGTGCATATCATGCGGGACTTACTATTACGAACAATGCGGAGCAGATGCCGGACACTATAGAACGGTTGCCGCCGCCGGGCACCTTCGTTTTAACGAGGATAATTGCCACAAACAATGCAGGCACTGCAACCAGACATTAGATGGCAACATAGAAGCATATCGCCCAGCGCTGATTAGGAAAATTGGCCTTGCCAGGGTGGAAGCGCTGGAGAACAACAACGAAACTCATAAATGGGCGATCGAAGAATGCAAGGAGATCATAAAAGTCTATCAGGCTAAATTGGACGCCTTAAGGAGAAAGGCAGCATGAATGAATATACTTTTAGCCTGCCTTACCCGCCATCGAATAACCGCTATTACCGACATTCACGGGGTTTTCACTATATCAGCGAAGTGGGGAAGGAATACCGGGAACAAGTAAAAGACATCATCGAATTATTAAATCTAGACATTAACCTGTCTTGCCGACTGGCAATCGCCATTTATGCCGCGCCGCCTGATAACCGGACCAGGGATCTTGATAATATCCCTAAATGCCTATTTGACAGCCTTACTTATGCCGGATTTTGGAAAGATGATGGACAAATTGACTCAATAAAAATTGTCCGCTGCCGGAAGGTAAAAGGCGGACGCTTGTTTATTAAGATCCGCGAACGCGGCGACCTACTACCGGATATTGACGAATACGCGACTAATATGTGGGGTGAGCAATGAAAAACGAAGTTAAAGATCTGCAAATAGATATTCAGCGCGATGAGCATGATTTAGCTACAGTCCGACAAATCCAGGCTTTTCATATGCGCGAATTGCTTGCATTGAAAGAGTTTGAAAGAAAGCTAGTGCAATCAATATCTGATCGCAAAAGACTGGTTGCACGTTACGGGGGTAAATAATGAATTTGGAATCTATTCTTAAATTCCACCTCCCAAAATCACCGCGTTTGTCAGATGAAAGCCGGGGCACGTCCCCAGACTCGCTTAATACTACTGATGCACTAACCGCAGCAGGTATGGCGCAATCGCGCGTAGAGCTTGGTTATAGCGCTTTTTTAGGGAAGATGGAATTATCGCAAGCCGAAAAACACAGGGCCGTAGTTTTGCTTACAGAGCGTTTAAGAGCTATGGCAAAAGATTACGAATACGTCATGGAGTTGGACGAGGACAAACGCAATGATCTTATTATTCTTGTTGCCGTTTTCGCGTTTCGGGATTACTGCCAGAGTGCCGCGACAGAAAAAACTTGTATGGATTGCGGCGGATATAAATTTACGTTTGACGACTACGGAGAAAAACACCTTTGCAAAAAATGCAAGGGGCATGGAAAAGTTCGCAATCATTGTAAACGATGCAAAGGGCGCGGCGAGATACCGGATAAAGCAGCCAGTGAAGCAGCGGAAATGCCAGCGTTCAAAACGTGCCAGCATTGCGGCGGGCGCGGGTACTCGCGTTTCCCTGTAGATCTTGTCCGGCGTGCGGTTAATCAGCTTGTATTTCCGGTAAGCCGATCAACGTGGTGGAAGAAATACCGTGCTTTCTATGAAGACGCCATTACTGAATTGTTCAAAGAAGAGGCGCGGGCTGATAACGAAATTAAACGAGTGACACGGGGTGAATAATGAAACAACAAGAGATAAACATGAAAAAAGTGATTATTCTTTTTAAAGATTATAACGGTGAGGCATGGTGCAAGTATTTAAGCGGTGTTGAAGCACGGTTGGCGCTAACGTTTATTGCCGCACTGGATGAAGGTGATTTTAACGCTATTCCGGTTAAGCCAGTAGAAATCTATCGTCGCGAGGTGAAGGATGAAGCCTAAATTAAAAGAACATCTATTCGCAAAGCTGGTTAATAATCTGACATTAACGGCGCGTGTGTGCAGTGATACGCAACAATTAAGGGCGTGGATAGTAAGGGATTTAAGAAAATACATCGAGCCAGGCGGGCCAGGTGACGAGATGACTATGGACAAGGCCATCAAGCGCCGTTCGGCTGATTGGTCAGTAAGTAACACAGGATTAACCGGATACATCGAAGGCTATAACGACTGTTTACATGATCATAGCGATGGCAAATAAACACTTACATTTGAATTTAAAAGGTGAATACTTCCACGCCATCCGGGCGGGAAAGAAGGTGGAAGAATACCGGCTTTACAATGAATACTGGCGTAAACGCCTGGAGGGGCGGGAGTACACAAGATTAATCATTAAATGGGGTTATCCATCGGATGATGAGAAAGACCGGATTATCGTATTGCCTTACATGGGGTACGAAATCAAGTTGATTCAACATCCACTATTCGGCCCTGATCCGGTGAAGGTATTCGCAATAAAGTGTGATATTTACTGGCAATACAGATTTTAAGGTTTGTTGAGCAATGAAAAAAGCTGGCCTGTCAATTAGCCGCGTATTGTGCGGTGATGAAAACGAGATCCGCATAGAAATTAAATTTAGCACTGGTAAAGAGATAATTCTTTACACGACACCTGAAAACCTGACGCTGGCGCTTACTGGTAAATCTGAAACGCCGTGCGACGTCCGGTTACGCAATATTGAAATTAAGGAATTAAGGAAGGGTGAAAAATGAAAAGTAGAATGAAACGCCTGGTAAGAGCTTACGACAAGGCTTTAATGGTTTTTAGTGACCTGCGGCACAATAAACGTGAGCGTCGTAAATGGGCGCGTTTATTTGCTAAAGAATGGCACGAAGATGATGCGACAATCGACTGCCAAAGAGACGCAGACGAATTAGCAGATGATAACGTTTACTATATGATGTGGTGACAATATGAAAAGTAACCGTAAGCGCATGATAAGAGCATATGATAAAGCGTTAATAGAATTTAACGAACTATCACGCAGTAAGCGCCGCCGCAGACAATTCGCGCGACTTCTTTTTCATGTATGGCACGACGCTGATTTCTTTTTTGATGCCAGACATATAACACAGGAAGATGCGGATAATATAGCTTACGATAACATTTACTACATATTGAGAAGGTGGAAATATGCAAATAATCATTGATTACCTTTGCCACGCTGCAAATACGCTTTTCGGTTTTTATCAGCATCCATTCCTGAAAGAATGGGACGAAATGCTTAATGACATCATTGATAAATGGTCAATAGTTGAAGTGGACGAGCTAACGATAAAATTCAATTACGAAGGCAAAGAATATGAAATATGGGTAGGGAATAGATGGTATTCATACGGGCATATTTATTCAATTGGCGGCAAATACATTAAACGGAGCCAGGAGTTTAGACCGCGATTCCGAACAATGCGCCGTCTGCGTGACCTGCATATGAATATATTTGAAGATCAGAAAGCGTGTGAACTATTCAAGATCTACGGTGATAAATCATGGAACTAAAAATCTGGCAGGCTATCGACGTTGTTGATAACGAATTAACCATGTTTGCCACTGATGGAAAGCGCGTGGTGATCGCTACATGGACGCGCAACCATGATGATATAGCTTTTCGTCGCAAGGCTGCGGAGTGGCTTTTCTCTGATGAAGGCTACACGATGAATATCTCCCAGCTTGCCAGAATGAAGGATGAAAAGCTGGTAGATAGTTACACGACTGCATAGTGGGGCAAATATGCGTATCTATGAACACAAGCGGGATAAAACCCGCTTTTTTGTTCGTGCTGGCGTGGCGTACCAGTATCACGAATGTGGATATATTGAGGTGCTTGCTTACAACCTGGATTTCGAACAAGAAAAAGAATGGTTTGACTTTAAGATTTACCGTAAGCGCAAGCCAACGCGCGACGAACGACACGCTATCCGGGACTTTTTAATCAGCATAGACCACTGGGAGGCAGACGAATGAAAGTTAAATTCTTGCACGATCACGGATACCAGTCATTGAAACAGGTTGTTGGTAAGGTCGTTAATGTCGTTCATAGCGATGATATTACTTGCATGATTAATGGTGCTGATCTCATTGCCGCTGGTGCTGATGACCATTACATCAATCCGGCGTGGTCGTATACGTTCAGCTTGGGCGATTTCGTCGGGGACAAGGGGCGCGGGCTTGAGATTGTAGAGGATTAACGGTATGGACGTTTACGAAGATCTCTACCTACAGACCAATAGCCGCACTTTTTATTTTCTGAAAAGCGGCGTCGTATATCGCAGCAACGACGGGGTGATAATGAAAGAGTGGTTATTTAAGCGTAAAGACCTACTCGAAGATCTGGTTTTTGCCGGGATATTTCGTAAACGTCCGGCTAACCTGGAAGAAGAAATGTTGATCGACGAGGTGTTAAAATGAAAGTGAATTATTTCAGGGCAAAAGACAAGGCAACAGGAAAGCTGGTGGCTATCCTGGTTAATGAAGCAAATTATATGTTTGTTCTCCAGCCGTGGTGCATAGCTGACTATAACGATGATTATCGCCGTCACGCTGCGCGGCGGGCGGTCGGGATGAAAGGCTGGCAGCCTCGCAACATGCTTAATTACTGCGACTGGAATCTGATAGCAAAATACACGGTCGATTATAAAGGGGTTTTCTGATGCAAGTTAAATGCTCATACTCAAGCAATGACAGTGTTTTCACGATTGGGAGTATTTATGACGTTCACATCGTTTATGGCAATGAAGCACACACAATGAGTAATTGCCTTGCCTTGATTGATAATCATGACGAAATATGGGTATTCAGGCCGAGCTATGAAGGCGGTGAAATATCCGGTGTAGGTTTTGCTGCCAGCTTTGAACGTTATTAAAGGGGCAACAATGAAACATTTATATTTTGAGGTATTGCAGACGCGCGACCGCAATATTTTTGAAGAAGGGAAGATCTATTGCGGCGTTCAACTCCACGGCGCACCGGGCGGTGATGGTGCAATGGCGATAACTGGCGATGATGATAAAGTTTATTTCGCTTATGTTAGCCATATCAATAACGCCGCTGGTTTGTATATTTATCGCATAGTGCATGATTTCCGTGAGATCGCGGAGTTTTGCGCCCGCGAAGGCAGTAAACCGGAATAAGTGAGGTGCTATGAATCGGAAACATAGATACCAGTGCACATACTCACGATGCAGCGCGTTTTTTAAGAATGGCAAGATCTACGAGGTTGACGCGGCATTGGTTGACGCAAAGGATCAGGAATATATTCATGCCATTACTGACGACCAGGGTCAGTTATGGCGATTTTATAAGATGGGGTATGGCACGGCACTTGTTTATGCGCGTGCTGGTGGTGGTGCTTTTGCTGCGTTTTCGTATGTAGGGGTATGAAAATGATTTTAACGTGTAACGAATCGAAATTAGGCTGTTTTGAAGAAGGCGCACAGTATACGGCTGAAAAACCGATGGGATTGTCTCCTAAATTTCCGTTTATCGTCGTAACTGACACTTACGGTCACTTATGGTATGCAGGGCCGCTAGGCGGTATTGGTCGTTATGTTGTCCGTAGTTCGGATGGGGCGATGAAGGTTACTTTTACGGAAGAAACGTAAATGTGATCTGTATCACAAGGTTTACGAAATGGCATTGTTTCGGCAGTGCCATTTTGTTATAAAGAAGCTGAAGAGAGAACGATGCGGAGGGTAGAAAAATGAAACGCTGGATTAACAAAGAAGTCGAATCTCGCTTAAACGCATTTTGGGAGATGGTGGAGAAAGAAGACCCAGCACACGCTGCAAGCCCTTACCTGAACAACATCGAATATCACTACATTGCAGCAAACAACGCGGAGTTCGAAGAAGAAGGTGGAGCCGACAAGTTCGCACAAAGCAACGCATTCAACAACGCAAACGAAATGATGATGGCAGTCATCGAACAGGCAGAGGAAGACTACGAATGCAAATCACTTGAATTTGCACGCATGGCATAAGGGGGAACCATGAACGCTAACGCTAAATATCCGGCCTGGGTTTTCGAACTATACGCCCGCTACTTTGAAGTATTGGCACCAGGTGAAGAAGCATTAAGCATTGACGAATACGCGGAGTGCTTAGGATTTAGAGGAGGAGAAGAAGAATAAACACGGGGCCGAATGGCCCCATCAAACGGAGTAGAAATTATGGTTGTGATCAGACTATGGCGCGGAGTTAGTAGGCTTGATGGCACATACAGCCGTGTAATTGAGGGTGTTAACAATAGTCGGTTTTATGAACTGGAATACAGCGAAAAAAGGGAGAATGAATATTTGAGCGAATCGACCCCTATGTGGTGCAAAGTGGCTGGCCTTTCTTCACTTATGCGTTGCGGGTTTTATACAGATTATAACACGCTAACAGATGCCGAACTGGTGGCAACTCTTTACGAAGGAGAATAAACAATGACTAAATTTATCAGCGTTAAAGTTTTCCGTGGTACTTTACCGAACGAAGAAAGATTGGGGGAATTCGCCGGGTAACCTGGCGCATGTTTCCGTGTAGCCACTGAAGACGATGCGCATGTTAAATGCTTCCACGTATCGGAACCGCCTTTTAATGCAGACCATCTTGAAGACCCGGATAGAATTAAAAGCCTAGTTTTTGCCTATCTGATGTTCCAGGGTATCGCTAATATGGAAGTGGAATTGCTTGGCGCTGAACTGGCGGCAGAATACAAAATCACTGAAGCAGAAAGTGGAGGGTCGGAAATTGAGCGCATCAAATAAACTTTACAAAATCCGGTGTAAAGGCGAATACCCTGGGTTTGCGATTGGTTGCGAATACCTGGGCCACATTGGGTACGGCCCTTTCGGTGAGTTAGGAATGAATACGATTGACGACGACGGCGACAGCAGGACGCTCGATCTTGATACGGATGACTTCGAATATATCCCGCCAGTTACTTACTGTTCTGTCGATGATTTCCTAGCTGAACAAGAAGACGATGAAGAGGATGATTAACGATGGATGACGAATACGTAAACAAGTTTATTGTTATGTTTCTTAGTGAACACTGGCGCATGTTTGAGCATTATTGTTTTGAGCGCGGGGAAAATGCTGAAAAAATATATCAACATTTAGGCGGGGAGAAAGAGGATGATTGAATGTCTTATCTTTGCTGTATTTCTCCTTTATATCGCTGGCGCTATCCTGATGTCTTGTTTCATCAAATATAACGATCTCGATCGTGGTGGCCTTGAGATTCCTTTATGGCCTGTAGTGATGTTTCTCGCTTTCTTCGATGCTACGGTAGTGCAGATCAAGCGAGCTATTAAGGAGCGCAAGAAATGATTGAAGACGGTATCTATGGTGTAAACCTGATGGAGAACGTTTTTTACATAGTGGGCGGCGATACTGTAACAATCAGCTTCGATGGTGGGGAATATGAGCCGTTCTTCAAAACAACAAGGGAAGACATTAAGCGTGGCGTTGATAAAGGCATACTGTTTAAGGTTAGCGACCTATGAACGAGATCGAAGATGGCATCTATTTACATAAGGTATTTAACATCGCCTATTTGGTTAGAGGTGAATCGGTGATGATAAGACCTGATGATGTTCCTTATTGGGAATTAAGCGACATGGATCGGTGGCATATGCAAACATTGCTTGATAATGGCCTGATATATAGAAAGCCGTAACGCCGTATTTGTAGGTCGTAAACAAACAGATTAAAATATTCTCTAACAATGCGAAACTATAACTACCCGGCCCCGCGCCGGGTTTTTGCTTTGTTGGAGGAAAATCTATGTTCGACAGAATACGGGAGGCGTGCGCGTATGTGACTGGGGCCGTAACTGCTTTTTTCGGCGCGATAACCATCAATGATATTGCCGTCTTTGTGGGTATCTTATCAACCGTAGGCACATTTGCCGTTAACTATTACTTCAAATCACAGGAGAACAAGCGAGCGCAAGAGGAACACGACGCGCGAATGGGGAATAAGTAACATGATTAGCCAATCGCTGAAAAACAAGATTGTTGCGGCGGCGGCTGGTGGGGCGATCGCTATTGCGGCGGTGATGATTAAGCCATTAGAGGGAGTTGATTACAATCCTTATCGTGATGTTGTTGGTGTATGGACTGTTTGCCACGGTCATACGGGAAAAGACATCATGCTTGGCAAGACTTACACGCAATCAGAATGCGATGCTTTGTTAAATAAAGATCTACACAAGACCGCAAAAGCGATCGATCCCTATATTAAAGTCGAAATATCAGATTTTACCCGCGCAGCACTTTATTCATTCGCCTATAACGTAGGCGCTACCAATTTCAAAACATCAACCTTATTGAAGCTACTCAATGACGGCAAGAAATCAGAAGCGTGCGCACAGCTTAAACGCTGGGTATACGCTGGCGGTAAGAAGTGGCAAGGCCTGGTTAACCGCCGCGAGGTTGAATATGCCGTTTGCGAATGGGGTGAAACATGGACAAGGTGAAGACGTTAATCATCGCCGTTGTTGTTTGTATTGTTGTTGGCCTTGTTGCCGCGCTCAGTCATTGCCAGTCAGTGATAAACACAATGCAAAGCGAGCTAACTACTACGCAGGGCGCACTAAAAACAGCAAGTAATACTATTCAGCAGATGAAGGAGCGAAACGCCGAACTGTCAAAACTTGATAAGAGGTATCACGATGAAATTAAAGCTATCAGATCTGACATTGCCGATCTGCGCACTGGTATTGATAACGGCACTATCCGGCTGCGCGTCAACGCAACGCCCGTGCGAGTGTCTGACCCCACCGGATCCGCCAGCGCCATTGATGGAGCCACCTGTAGACTCACTCCCGACGCTGAATCAGCTTATCTATCCCTCAGAGAACAACTAAAAACGAAAGACGCTCAGATCACTGGGTTACAGGACTACATCAAAACGCAGTGCTTACGCAAAGAATAACAGCGCGTGGACGTGTCGCCGTTTCTGCCAGCCAGCCATAACCGGGCCAATCCTTCCCGCGAGCGACGGCGGAATAGTCAAAAACACGTAATACCTGGTAAACAACCTCATTAACAGGTAGGGCGCTACCTGGGTAGAAGAAAGCGCCATTATCCAGTTTTATAAAATTCTGAAAACGGTACTCATGCAGCGCCGTTTTTAGTGTTTTATAGCTGTTTTCACTCCCTGCGGTGTCCAGTTTTGCGGGGGTTATATTTTTCAGGATAGAGGAATATTCTGATGGCTAAGGCTAAAGGCATCAAGTTGCCTCAATTCAAAGTTCCGCTCTTTGAGCATACAACTGTTTTCTTCTGCCCGACCCGCGACATGTTTTATGAATTTTGCGAGAAGGCAGGGATTCCGATCGAACCTGATTTCGAACTGGCAGGCGGCCTGACATTAACCTGCACGGGTGAGAAAGGCGGTAACTTCTACGTGATCGCAGTATTCGATAATGAGTTAGGAACGCTGGTACATGAATGCGCACACACTACATTCCACGTTTTAAGTGATGTAGGCGTCGTGGCGACCACTGATCCAACTCACCCAGCAAACGAGACATATGCTTACATGGTAGGCCGCATCTTTGACGCATTCTTCCCAATCCTGGCAGAATCAAACGAAGCACAGGTTGCAGCAATGCAGGCGGCTGAAGTCGTAGAGCAGGCATTAGACCAGGCGGAAAAGGCGACTGATGCAGCAGAACAGGCAGTTGAACAGGCAGAGGAGCCGAAAGAAGAGAAAAAACCAGCGAAGAAAGGCAAACGTAAGCCTAAAGCAAAAGAAGCGCTTGTACCGCGTGTAATGAGCTTTAAACGGGGGTGATTATGGTTACTTTTCTGTTGGGTTTGTTTATCGGAATGGCTGCCGCTGTAATATTACTGGTTGGTGAATAATGTTATGGATGATTATATCATTGCCGGATTGATCGGCATTTCTGTATATCTGGTGGGTTTTATTGCAGTTGCACTAATAAACGCAAAGATCAAGCGCTGGGTGGAGGGGCAAGATGATTGACCCACTCGTTATCCTTTCTTTATGCGTCGCTGTATGGCTGGCGATCATGATATTCATTGAAAGCTGAAGGTGTTCACCATGAATATTTACGATCTCATCTGGTGGTCGGTGTAGCCGTCATTATCTATTTCTGGTGGAAGAATGTTGTATAGGTGACGGCATGGATATATTCGAATTACTGGCGATTATGTGCGGAATGATGCTAGGCGTTGTCGCCATAATCATAATCATCGGCCTTGTTATGGGTAGTATCAAATGAACGCATACGAAATGCTATTGCTGGTGGCTGTTATTACAGTTATTGCCGTTGATTTTTATCGAGGGTTTAAAAGATGAGGGAAGCAGACTTCTTTTGCATGATTATAGTGATTGTCATCGTTGCGGTGCTTTTAAGTGTCAACTGAATCGCAGGGGGTTAAAAATGAAATGGCTTGATTTCTTTTTCCTGATTGTTGCGATTGTTCTTACCATGACCGCACTGACTCAATAGGTTATGGCTTGGACGCGCATTTTATGCGCTTCCTAAATTAAGCAAGTCAAATAAAGTGGATGGTATCAATGAAAGAGCTATTCGACTTTCTGGAAACGGTAACATACTGCGCAACATTAATTGCGTGTTTATATATTCTGTGCAAATGGTTTTGAGAGGTGAAATATGGCCCGCACTAAAAAGGCAAAAGCTGACGATAAAAAGCCAGCAGCTAAAAAGGTGGGCCGTCCGCATGGTTATACCGAAGAAAAGGCATTAGAGATCTGTGAGCTGGTGGCGGACGGTCAAAGTATTAACAAGATTTCGAAGATGCCTGATATGCCTGCGCGTTCAACAATCCTTAAATGGTTCAGAGACGTGCCAGAGTTCTCGGACATGTACATACGCGCGAAAGAGATCGGTTTTGAGGTATTGGCTGATGAGATTATCGACATAGCGGACGCAGCGGAGAACACCGATAAAGACCAATGCCGCCGCCATCAATTGATGATTGAAACCCGTAAATGGCTATTGGCAAAACTGCAACCGCGTAAGTATGGCGAACGCGTTACGCAGGAAATCGTAGGCAACAGGGAAGAAGCACCAGTACAGGTAGAAGTCACAAAAGAAGAGATCGCCCGCATCGTTCAGGAAGTAGAAGATGAGGTGTGATTATGCTGACAATCAAAGAACGAGTTATTCAGTCCAAATGTGAAAACGATGGCCTGTTTTTCAATCGCTACTTCTATAAGCAAGCGAACGGAACGAAGATGTTAATCTCAGGCCATCACTTAGCTATCCGCGACGCACTGCAACGCGTTGTCAATGGTGAGATAACCCGACTCATCATTAACATCCCTCCAGGGTACGGCAAAACCATGATCGCAACTATCAACATGATGGCGCGGTCACTCGCAATAAATCCCCGCACACGATTCCTTCATGTCTCCTATTCCAACAACCTGGCGTTACTCAATTCCTCGACCGTAAGAAACATGATCTGTACGCCTGAATATCAGGCAATGTGGCCCATGAGGATCCGCAACGATGCAAACTCAAAATCAATGTGGTGGACTGAATACGGTGGCGGCGTGTATGCAACGTCATCGCTTGGCCAGGTTACAGGGTTCCGTGCGGGGTATATGGAGCCAGGATTTAATGGCGCGTTAATCATCGACGACCCATTAAAACCCGCTGACGCTTACTCTGACGTGGTGAGAAAGCAGGTAAACACCAACTACAACGACACGCTTGCTTCACGTCTGGCGGTGCAAACAACGCCTGTCATCGTCATCATGCAGCGCATCCACTACGATGATTTGTCCGGCTACCTGCTACGCGGTGGAAGCGGTGAAAAGTGGTATCACTTGAACCTGCCAGTGAAAATCGACAACAGCGTTGACTACCGGGATTTGTATCCTGAAAACGAGTTCGCTATCCCCATTCCTCATAACCTGCCAGATGGCTGGCTATGGCCTAAAAAGCACAATGACGCCCATGAAGCTGGACTGAAGGCACACAGACGGTCATTTGAGGCCCAGTACATGCAGCGCCCGCGTAAATTCGACGAAGAGGGTGCGTTGTGGACAGAGGCGATGATTACCGCCGCGCACCGGATGCAGATAACGCAGGAGAAAATCCGCACTGTGATAGCTATTGACCCTGCGACAACATCATCTGATGAGTCAGACGAAACGGGGATCATGGCGTGTTCCGCTTATGGTGGCGGCAAGTACGCACAGTATTCAGTAGACGGTGACTATTCAGGCCGCATGTCGCCTAACGACTGGGCGCAAGCAGCAATGAACGCTTATGACATCCATGAAGCTGACGCGATAGTTATCGAAACCAACCAGGGCGGTGACATGGCAGAGGCCACGCTACGCAATGCAGGATTCAAAGGCCGCATTGTTAAGGTGCACGCAAGCAAAGGTAAATTCGCCCGCGCCGAACCAATATCAGCACTGTATGCACAAGGAAGGGTGGCACACACTGGTGAGCTATATACGCTGGAAAATCAAATGATGGAATACGTGCCAGCTACCGCCAAAAAATCCCCTGACCGTATGGACGCAATGGTATGGGGTATCACCGAACTAAGCCAGCCACAGGCAATGGGCCTTATGTTACCTAAGCGCCTGCGAGGGTTTTAAGTTATTGATTATTATCAACTTCGAAAAATTTTCGAAGATGAACAATAATAATTCTCAATTAGCTACACAAAATCTGCCTCACAATCCCTCACGAATTTTTCTATTTTTCGCGTAGCAACGCGTAAACATGTATTCAGGAGTAAACATTATGCCATCCAATTTAGAATTGGCGGTTAATGCTGCCTTGTCTCAACGCCAGGCGGCCTTTGCCCGCTATGCAGCGGCACATCCGTTCACTATGGGGATAGATGCCAAACGTGATGCTGCGTGGAGTGAATACGGATTTAAAGAAGAAATCACCTATGCCGATTTATACAAACTGTATCGTCGCGGTGGTATCGCTCACGGTGCTATTGAGAAGATCATTACTACGTGCTGGCGCACCAGGCCAACGCTGATTGAAGGTACGGAAGACGAGAAAGCGGAAAAGGAAACTTCGTGGGAAAGAGAAATCAAAAAACGATTCGACAATAGATTCTGGCGCGTAATTGCTGAATGCGATCGCCGCCGCCTCATCGGTCGTTATGCTGGACTGTTAATTCACGTCAGGGATAACAAGCCGTGGGATCAGCCAGTAACAAAAGGCGTAGGCATTGCCAAATTTACCCCCGTATGGGCTGGTGCTCTTACACCGAAGGACTTCGAAGAAAACCCGGATAAAGAAAACTATGGCCTGCCTACATGGTGGGAATACAAGGAGCGCATTAACAGTAAGACCATAGCAAGAAAGATACATCCAGATCGCATATTTATCTTCGGTGATTATTCTGATGATGCCATCGCTTTCCTTGAACCGTCCTATAACGCATTCGTTTCACTGGAGAAAGTGGAAGGCGGCAGCGGTGAATCATTCCTGAAAAACGCAGCACGTCAACTGGCTATCTCGTTCGATAAAGAGATTGATTTCCGTTCCCTGGCTGCAACATACGGTTGCGACGTTACAGAGCTACGCGAAAAATTCAATGAAGCGGCAGAGGATATAAATAAAGGTAATGATGTGATGATGGCATTGCAGGGAGCTACCGTTAGCCCGCTGGTTACTGCCGTAGCCGATCCGTCCGCTACCTATGACGTCAACCTGCAAACCGCCGCCGCTGGCATCGACATTCCAACGCGTATCCTGGTTGGGAATCAGCAGGGTGAGCGTGCATCAACCGAAGACCTCCGCTACTTCAATAACCGCTGTATGACCCGCCGGGAGGAAATAGGAGGCGAGCTTGAGGAACTATTCCGCAAGATGGCAGATCTCCGCCTTATCAGTATGCCAGTAGACGTATCTGTGCTGTGGGACGACCTTAACGCCATGACAAAAGCTGAGCTACTCGACGCGGCATACAAAATGGCACAAATCAATCATGCATGTCTCGCTACTGGTGAGGAAATATTCAGCGGTGACGAGATCCGTGAAGCTGCCGGATACGATGGCCCGGCTAATGAAGTAGAACTGGAAGACGAGGAAAACGATGATGAAGGTGAAGAAAATAATCAGGCGAATACCTCCAGCCGCGATAATGCCATCTAACACCGAAGACCCGACCATGACAGGGAAGTTAAGGTCTGGCGCTATTAAGCGTTTCAAATCCTGCCTGAACAAAATAGCCGATCCATATCTCGCCATACTTGACAGAATACAATATAGCCTGGCTGTTAATAAGAAATACACCTTTCAGATTTACATGGATGAACTGCATGACATGCTGGAGGACGCCAGCGACATGATTGATGAGATATTCGAGCTAACCGACCCGGAAAGTTTTTGGTTTTGGCAGAATTACGTGAAGGTGGCTTATCAGCGCGGCACGGCACAGGAATATGCCAACCTCGCTAACCAGTCTGTCACGTACTCAAGCGCCTATCCTGATGTGTCTGTCGTGCTATCCAGCACAACTTACCGCACACGCCTTGCCCTTGTCCGTACCCGTGTATTTGAGGAAATGCGCGGGCTGACAGCACAGATCAAAAAGGATATGGCCCGCCGACTAACTGAAGGCATGGCCCGTGGTTTAAACCCACTGGAAATAGCGCGCACATTGAATCAGGAGACGCAATTACCGCTATACAGGTGTAAACGTATTGCTCGAACTGAAATATGCACAGCGTTACGCACAGCGCGTATGGATGAGGCAGAAGCGGCGACAGAAGAATTTAATCTGCGCACTATGCAAATGCACATTTCGGCATTATCACCGACTACCAGGCTATCGCACGCGCAGCGGCACGGTAAAACATACACCATAGATGAGCAGCGCGAATGGTGGAGTAGATCCCCTAATTCAATTAACTGCAAATGTAGCACGATTACCGTATTAGTTGACGAAGACGGTAACATATTAAACGAACGAATATTAGATCGGGCGCAAGAAAACTATAAAGTTGCGCACGCTAAATATGGCGAAGATTGGGAGTAAAAACCGTGAGTAAAGAACTGATTCAGGTTAATACCAAATTAACCGCTAATACCATACGCCGGGAAACTTATAACGGACGCGAGCACATTGTTGTGCCATCATATACGCTGCCATTCAATATCGTTATGAATCGTGAATATTACCCGGAAGCTGAAATTATCGCTAATTACCAGTCACTGGAGGGTACGCTTGCCCCGCTGGGCCATCCTACCGTTGACGGTAAATTTGTTTCAGCATTTAGCCCGGAAGGATTAAACACGGGTTTTTGTGGTGCGTGGAACAGAAACGTTGAGTTACGCGGCAACCGTGTTTATGTGGAAAAATGGGTGGATGTGGAAACCGCCAGCCATTCAAGCCAGGGCCGCGAATTATTAGCCCGACTGGAAGCACTGGAGAAAGGAGAAAGCAAAGATCCTATCTGGTCGTCCGTCGCTGTATATCGCCAGCGTATGCCAGCCACCGAAAAAATGAAAGCCCAGGGTGCTGACCATGTAGTGAAAATCATGTCGATCGACCATGACGCTATCTTGCTGCATGAGCCGCCAGCCGCTTCGCCGGAACAGGGCGTAGGCTTAATGGTTAATACCGACCAGGCGAAGCCGTTAATGGCGGTGGCAATGAAAGAAAATAGCTATCGCACACTTGAAAAGCAGTTAACCGCTGCCGCGCGGGAAATGTTCCCTGACGCTGATTACGTATACGTGGTGGACTTCACTGATAGAGAGGTGACGATCGCCACTAATGAAAACTGTGCGGAAAGATACAACTACGAAAAACAGGCTGATAAAATTATTCTCAATAATGGCGAGCTTGCAACCAACGAGGAAAGTAAATCATGGTTTGCTCAGTTCGCTGAACACCTTTCTAATCTTTTCTCCCTGAATGAAAAAATTAAGGCCAATAAATCGGAGGACGATCCCATGCCTTTGACAAAAGAAGAACGCGCCGAACTGGTAAAAGAAATTAACGAAGGCTTAGCCGCCAATATCGCTAATGCAGTAGCAGAGGCATTAAAACCAGTACAGGCAAGCGTAGAAGAATTGCAGACCAACCAAGAAGAATTACAGACCAACCAGAAAGCAATTAAAGAAGAAATTGCAGCAAACGCAAATAAAGAAGTAGCAGAAAAACGCGCCGCAGTAGCAAAAGTTCACGGCGAAATTGTTGCTAACGCATTAAGCGGTGAAGCATTAGAGGCAATGTTTAAATCCCTGGGTAAAGCAACTCCGCTAGCCGCCAACACAGCAAGTGAAGACAAAAAAGGCGAAGTCCCTGACTTTAACACTTATTTCTAACTGGAGGGAATACAATGTCTCGTTTTCGTCGTGTAAATATTGATGGTAAATCCATTACCGAAACCTACACTGCTAAGGTCGCAGTAAAACCAGGTGAACTGGTAAAACTGGACGGAGGTAAGTTTGCAAAAGCAACCAGTGCTGATGTCGGTGCAGCTCAGTTGTACATCGTCAACCCGGCATTCCACGAAGGCAAAACCATTACTGATGCAATCGCTGCAAATGAAACTGTTGTTGCTGATTATGTGGAACAGGGCCGAGAGTTTGCTCTCCTTGTTCCTGCAGCCGCTTATGTTAAGGGTGCAGCTATTGCTCTCGCAGCCGACGGGGTGAAACTGTTTGTTGCGCCAAGTGAACAGGCAGCGCCAGATCCGATCATCGCATACTGCCAGGAAGACGTAACCCTGGAGGCGGAAGATTTTATCCGCGTTCGCGTTGCTTAATTTAAAAGGGGAAAAACATGTACTTTACAAAAGAAAACCTTGCCACCAACGCCCGTATGCAGGGCCATTGGAAAGAACTGTGGGCGCAACGCAATATCTTCAACGAGCAGCACAACGCCATGATTGCTGCAAATCAGGCAAATATGACCGCTGAAATGTTGACCTGTAACGCCGTCGGCGGCTTCGCAAAAGAATTCTGGAAAGAAATCGATAACCAGATTATCGAACTGAACACCGAAGAAATCGGTATTGAGATCGTAAACGACCTGATGGGTGTGCAAACCGTACTGCCAATCGGTAAAACGCTGAAAATGTACAACGTATCCGGTGACATCGATGATGAAGTTGTGATGTCTATGGATGGTCAAGCGCCACACGGCTTTGATCACACCGAATACGGCAGCGATGGCGACCCGATCCCGATGTTCGCAGCGGGTTACGGTGTTAACTGGCGTTTAGCTCAGGGCTTAAATACTGTAGGCATCGACCTTGCATTAGACAGCCAGCGCCTTAAACTGAAAAAATTCAACAAAGCACGCGTCCAGTTCTACCTGAATGGTAACGATCGCATCGTGGTTGATGGTCATAAAGCAATGGGTCTTAAAAACCACAAAAACACCCAGCAACTTAAACTGAAAACTGTCGCTAAAATCGACCTGACCACCGCGACTTTCGATAAGATTATTGAATTCTTTACCACTGGTGAGTTCGGGAAACTGGCCCGCGCCAACTTCGTAGCTAAATACGATGTAATGTGGGTATCGCCAGAAATCATGGCTAACCTGGCACGCCCACACATCGTTAATGGCGTAATTGTTGGTAGTGTACTGGATGTTATCAAGCCGTTTGTCCCGGTTGATGATATTCGCCAGACCTATGCGCTGACTGACAACGAATTTATCGCTTATCAGCGTAGTCGCGGCGTCATCACCCCGCTGATTGGCATGACCACTGGCGTAGTTCCGTTACCGCGCATGATGCCGACCGATAACTACAACTTCCGCATTATGTCTGCTGAGGGTCTTCAGATCACCTGTGATATGAAAGGTCGTTCAGGTGTGGTCTACGGCAGCAATACCTGATTGATATGTTTCCTGTAACTCCCCGGCGCGATGCCGGGGATTTTTTTGTATGTGGAGAAAACAAAATGGTCACTACAGAACAGGCGCGGGAATATATTGAAAGCCAGGGTATTGACCTGCCAGACGTTATCTTATCTTTGCTGGTGGAGCAGGCAAATAGCGTTAATGAATGCCTTGATGCCAACTATCCGGCCTCCACTGCAACATTGATTCAGCTTTATCTGATTGGCCTGTTAGGACTAAGCCAGGCTGATAAATACGTTTCCTCGCAGACTGGGCCGAACGGTGCGAGTCAGTCATACCGCTATGTCGATTTTAATAAGCGATGGAAGGCGGCCTATTCGTTGCTTTACTCACTGGACAAACACCATTGTACAGCCGAACTAATTCCACCAGATCCAGAAAACACCGCGCACGCCGGGCTGTGGATTGGTAAGAGCAGGAGGGTGTGACAATGTGGAACGACCTGACATTACCAAATCCAGTATTGCCGAAACCATTTACCCGCGTGTGGGTTAAAACGGATAGCGGACGCCAGGTGGCGGCCTACCTCAATGATGCTGGCTTATGGGTAATTCTTTGCCCGCGCGTGGCGAAAACTCATCCAAAGGTCATTAGCTGGAGTTACGGCTATGAGTAAGATTGCGCGATTCAGTTACAAGGCATTAGCCACCATCTACCCCGTAACGCATGACGACTGGACAAACGCCGACGTATACGGCGCACCATACCTGATTAACTGCGCATGGGAGCGCACCGACGGCACTGCAACAGACACAAACGGTAATGAGGTTAGCAATACAATAACCGTATTTACCGAACTGCTTCATAATATGCAGCCAGTACAGCGCCCGGAAAACGGCTGGATGATTGCCACTGGTGACACCACCAATATTACCGACCCGATGGCGGCAGGAGCCAACATTATTACCGGGATCGTTGAATGGGATATGAGCATGTTTAACGATACGCCGGATTATAAGATCGTGACAGGGGGTTAATCATGCCTATCAGGGGAGTTAAACGCGTCCGTGAGAGATTAAAGCAGGAGCTAAAGGAAATCACCGATAAAAAGACGCACGAAGTTTTATGGCGCGTCGGTATGCTGGCTGGTGGCTTTGCGGCAAACATGACACCGGTTGATACGGGTTTTTTAATTAACAGCCAATTTCAATATATAGGTAACACGGCGGAGGGTATGCAGTTACGGCTGGGATATACAGCCCGTTACGCTGAATGGGTGCACAATATGCCAGGCACATTAAAAGGCCAGCCGCGTGAACATTTCGGGAAAACAAATAACCTTTCAGATTTCGGGCCGAAACAGGTAATTGAGTTCGGCGGCGGTACTGGCAAAGGTAAATATTGGGACCCAAACGCGGAGCCGGAATTCTTGCGCAAGGCATTCGAAGATCCAAACAACGCCGACGATATTTATAAAGAGATTGTAGAAGGTTACAAAACATGAAACGCAGCGAAGTATACGACGAAATAAGGGATTGGATTAAATCCCACGGGTACGATAAAGGCTATATTTTGCAGGCCCGTTTCTGGAATGAAAAATCCAATTCGAATAACGACCGATACATTGTTATCCAGCAAAACGGCGGCGCGGCTGGTGAAGAAGCAATAACCCGTGATTATTTTCGCATCCTGGTTATTTCAGCGCGTAATGATGCAAATATCTGTGAAGTGGAAGACCTGGCCGATGCCATCCGTCAAAGTATGTTAACAGAATATAAAACTGATAAAATTACACACATGAAGCCAGTTGGCGCTATTCCTGCGATGCAGACAAGAGAAGGGCGCTTTATTTTTACCGTAGCTTTTCAATCCATCATATCCAGATAAGAGGTAAACCAATATGTCCGAAACCTGTAAATCCGGTGCGTTTACCGGGCGTGATGTTGCCGTGTTCTATGCCATTGCTTGTCCCAGCGCGAAACCGGAAGAGGGTGGCTACAAGCCGTTAGGTATGATGCGCGGCAAAACGCTTTCCGTAGAATGGGAATCCGCAGACGCTACCGCTGATAAATCCGCCGACTATACCAAAGAGTCGCTGGTTACTTATAAATCAGTGAGCTTCTCTGGTGATGGTGTTTCACGTAGCGATGATACATACAACCAGAAAGCACTAAAACGGCATGTAATGTCTCCGGGCACTGCTACCGGAAATCAACCATATGTGTGGCTGAAAATTGTCAGTGCCACCGATGTAACCGAGGGGCCATTCCTTTGCACCTCCTTCAAAGAAGAGGCTCCGTATGATGATGTGACGACCTGGTCTATCGAGTGCGAAAGCGCTGGCCAGGTAACTGTAACCGATCCGGTTGCTGCGTAAACAATAAGGGGGCTATTTAGCCCCCTTTCTTTTAGGGTGAAGACTATGATTCATGTTCGTACCGGACAATTTGTGGCTATGGTGAACGGTAAGCGCTATGAATTTAACCCGTGTTTCGCTGCGATGGCTAAAATCGGTAATGACAGGGAGCTTGTGGAATATTTCGCAACCATCCACGGTAGCAAATACCCTTCACGATTACCTACAGATCCAGACCTCCGCAATCGCATTATGGCGCGGTGTTATGGTGGGATAGTGCAAACGTCAATGCACATCCTGAAATGTTGCTCAGACGACGAAACAGGCCCGTTATTGGGCGAATGCTGGTTTACTCCTTCGGGCAAATTAAGGTTAAAGCCCGGAATAATGCCAGTTGATGATGTTATTACGCTGGCGCAACACTGCATGTACCACGGTTTAATCGGTGACGGGCCGGAAGAAAATACAAGCGAGATCCGGGAAGGTGAATACAAGCCGACATTTGATGTACTTGATTTCGTTTATTCTGCCGTTGCTCATCTGGGATTATCTGAATCAGAAGCGTGGAACATGACAATGACCGGATACAGGGCCGCAGTGCGCGCTAAAACGCCGCCAGACGAAAGAAATGAAAGAAGTAGACCAAATGTTCACATAAATAAACGTGCTTATGACGAGCAAATGGAGGCTGCTAAAAAGGCGCTAAAAAGAATGGAAAATCGCAAGCAAGAAAAAGCCCGGTAGATCCGGGCGTTTGTCTTATTTGATTCTAACAATATCAATAAAACCGTTACCTAAATCGACAATTGCGTGATTTTTTGCACCAGCGCCGCCTTTATTAAAAATTCTTTCAGCGAAAGCAACTTTATTTGCTTTACACTCGTTAGCTATCCTGTTTTTTATTTCGCTGTTGTTTTCAAAGACTACGCCTACAGCAGCCTCGTTTACAAGGCCATAATTAAACCAACGAGCATAAACTGGTTTACCTTCAAAATTTTTATCAATTGCCTTAAAAAGAATTGTGGGTGCGGCTGGTTCTTTTTTGATCATGTCGTGATATGCGGCTACATGGTTTGCCACTTCTTCACAGTTAATGTTTATGGCCTCGTTAGCGTTAGCGTTAGCGTTAAATGCTAGTGCAGCAATCACAGCAAGCACCATTTTTGCTAACCGTTTCATAATCAACCCCCTGTAATTATTCTGATTTGCTAAATGCTTCCTTTAACTTAGTTATACACGCATATTGTTTATTTTTTAAGTGCTTTTAACATTTCTTCGATAAGGTCCGCATAGCGTTCATATTCGTTGGGACGGTAGTTTACGTTTCTCATTTTCTTATCCTCTTTCACTTCCTCCGGGACATCCGGCCTTCCTGCATCTCTTCTATCTTTCTCTACATCATCTATACAAAACGGTATCGTTAAAATAAAGACATTTTGTATAAAATAGATGCATAGATCACATTTTGCATGAGGTTAAATCATGGCTACCAGTGTAGGCACAATTTATTACGAAGTTGACGCAAAAACAGGACAACTTCTTGTAGCACAACGACAGGCAGACCAGGCCTTTGACCGTATAGAGCGCGGTGCTAAACAGGCCGATCGCCAGGTAAACACACTGAAAACATCAATCAAAGCACTGACCAGGGTTATCCATCTGCTAATTGCTGCCGAGGCCGTTAGACAGTTTATGGAAATGGCAGAGCAGGCCAAAATGCTACGCGTCAAAATCAAAATGCTTACAGGCGACGCGGAATCTGCCGGGCGGGTTTTTGATGGTCTGAAAGAAATATCCAGGGAGACGGGGCAGAGCCTGAAAGATACTGGCGAATTATGGCAAGGCCTGGCTATCTCACTAAAAAACACCTCCGCTACGGAAGGGCAATTGCTTAACCTGGTTGGCACTATTCAGAAAATGGGTGCATTAGGCGGCGCGTCAGCGGAACAGATGTCTAACTCAATGCGTCAATTCCGTCAGTCTATCGACGGCGGTGTTCTTCGTGCCGAAGAATTTAACAGCCTGCTTGAAAACACGCCGACCATCGTACAAACAATGGCCCGCCATATGGGATTATCAATGGGCCAGTTCCGCGCCGAAATGCTGGACGGCAAGATCACGGCTGAAAGGATGGTTAACGCAATACAGGCGGCTACGCAGGAAACAAACGATAAGTTTGCTCAGTTGCCGCGCACATCCGGCATGGCTATCAATGAGCTTAAAGTAGAAATTATGGGCCTTGTTGAGCAGTTGGATGATCTTTTTGGCGTGTCAGATGGCGTTGTTTCAGCTATCGACTTGATCACGAAAGGCGTTAAAGGGCTTGGCGATGGCGCTAAATTCGCTAAAACCTGCTTCGACACACTCAAAACGGCTGGTAGCGAATTTATCGACATGTTTGATGATGTGGCTGTTAAGGCTGGAGAGGTGGCAGAGAAGATCATCGCAATGGTGACGCCAATCAAGGCGCTAATGGATGGCTATAAATGGGTGAAGGAGGTAGTAGGAGAGCAAACCGACGAATATAACAGCAACTACGAGAAGAAATACGGGAAGACCGTTGGCAAGGTCATGCAACTACAGGATGATCTGACCGCAGCAATCCAGGCTACAGAAGAAGCAAGGAAAAATGAACAGAATGCTGCCAATGACGGAGCGATTACCGGATTCGACAAGCCAGTAGACAAGCCGAAAAAACAGAAAAAAGAGAAGAAATCGGAAGCTGATCGGCTTGGTGACAAAGGTATAAGCGTTTCTGATCAGTACAACAAAGACGCCGCCGCCATGCGCAAAGCGTTGGAGAACGGCAAGGCCATTGATGCTGCATTTGCCCAGGGTAAAATCACGCTCCTTGAGTACCGCGCCGCGCAAAAAGGGATCGGCAAGGAACTGAAAGAAGAATTAGCGCAGATCCCGGTAGATGAACTGCGTGATAAATGGTCGCAAATAGTTAGCCCGATGGACCAGCTAAAAGGCGAGGTTGACCCCATCCAGCAGGCACAAAATGAATGGGCCGTCCGTAAGCAAATGCTTATCGACCTGGGCGCTACAGAAGCACAACAGAAACAGGAATTGTTAGCCTATGAGCAGCAGATCCGCGATCTGAAATGGGAGCAGTGGCAGGCGCAAAGCGACACTAACGGCCTTATCGGTGATTGCGTTAATGGCCTTAAAGGTGGCATGAGCAATGCGCTTGTTGGCCTGCTTAACGGCACTCAATCATTGAGCGATGTTTTTGCTAACTTAGGGAGCAATATACTAGGGAACATCGGCAACAGGCTTTCTGACATAGCCGCCAACTGGATAGCAGATCAAATCATGATGGAGACACAAAGCAAGGCAACGCAGGCCAGCACAACGGCAAGTGCGGTAGCCGCTCAGGGTAGCATCGCTGCGGCAGCGGCCCCGGCAGCGGCGGCAACAGCAGCATCAACTGGCGGTAGCTGGGCGGCGGCTGGCTCTGCGGCACTCACTGCGATCATGTCTCTGGCAACATCCATCTTCGGTGGCAGGCGCTTTAATGGTGGTAGCGTCATTGGTGGCAACTTGTACCGTGTCGGGGAAAACAACAGGACGGAGCTATTCCAGACGCCTAACGGGAATCAATATATGATTCCTGGCGAGAACGGCAGAGTTATTCCGGGCCGTGATATTGGCGGCGGTGGCGGTATTAGTATGCCTGTCAGTATCAGCATTCAGACAACGAACGGATTCAGCGACGAAGACAGCCGCAGACTTGAACAGACAATGGAACGTGTAGCTATGAAGATGATAACAAGGGAATCTCAAAGACCGGGCGGAATGTTGCAACCGCGCCGCAAATAACACTAAGGCCACTTATAGTGGCCTTTTTCTTAGTCTACCTCTTCGTTTTTAAACTCACCATCAACAAACTTTTGTAGTCCAGCAATAAGCTGTACAGCCTGCGACTTGTCAATCACGATGGTGTCAGTCCCCATAAGTTCGGTTATCCACAATACATCATTTTCAAGATCTAACCGGACACCATAACAACGTTTTGTTTCTTCAATAATCACTTTTTTCTCCTACAGTCTGCCGTTACGTGCGATGTAACTCCTACTGGACATCACTAACCAGATGTTCCAGATCTCACGCCAGGTGAATTTATCGTCCTTCATATCCCGACTCACTTATGGCAACCGCGCACGCCAGATAATTCATTAAATTTATGATGTTCAACAATCACCCACTCCTTCAGATCCTGGCTATAGACTCGCCAGTCTAAATTGGCGCGGAAGGCGTAGCCGTAACCGTCTTTTAATTTTTTGGGCGACACATCCTTGTTTAAAAACGCGTTCAAAAGCTCCCTTGCTTTTTTAACTACACGTTCCGGCGCGTTTTTCTGTGCTTTCAGGTTTTTGTCAATCGCTACCAGTTTCATAACTCACCCCATCATCCTTAGTTAAGTGCCTTCAGGAAGAAGTCCCGGTATTCATCTTCTTTCGCATTCATCATGAATTGACCGTATTTGAATGCGTCGTCGAAACCCTTAACGATTGCTATTTCCACTTGTTCGAATGCGTTATTTAGCATTACTACTACATAGCGTTTCATTTTGGGCCTCCTTCGTTGGTACTGCTTTCTTCTTGCTTTCTATATACATCTTGTTGCATGCTACGTGAAGCCATTTTGTAAACTAGCTATAATCATTGTGACAAAGATCTCATTTTTCGCGTAGAAGCGCGTAAAGATATATACAAAATGTAACTTGTGGGGGTTTTATGCCGGAAGTGTTCAGATGGACGCCGCAAAGAAGCTACAGCGTGACCAGGGAACCAAACGTATCTGTCATTAAACTTGGTGATGGGTATGAACAACGCCAGGCGAAAGGGATTAACACATTACTTGATAGTTACACCCTGGTTTTTAAAGGCAGTAGTGCAGGATGCGGCGATGGTGGGAATGTAGCGATCCAGGCGGAAGCATTCTTGAGGGCGCGTGGCGCTGTCGAGGCTTTTTACTGGTCGCCGTCGATGGATAACGTGCAAAGGCTTTTTGTTTGCCGTAGCTGGAGCATGACTAAAGACGGTCCGCTATACACGCTAAATGCAACATTTGAGCAAGTTATTAATTAGAGGGAGGGGATATGCCTTATTTTTGTGTAGTGGAGCGCACTGGCGCTTTTACATTGTTCGCCGACTATGAAATTAATGATCTTACTGTCCGGGCTGATAATGGCGAGACGTGGTATCTTCATGATATGGGTGATGGATATATCGGCTGTACGACTTGGGATGGCAAAGAAGTAGCATTTCTATCCTACGATTAAAAAAAACACCCCGCCACGGCGGGGTTTATAGTGTCGATAGCAGAATGCATGACAATCCAATAATGATAATGATCATTTCCAGAACGTAATGTTCGCACATCTCATAACGCCCCCTTCAAATATGTCAATCCCTTATCAGTGACGAATGAGTGATTAACCTGGTTTTCATCCGTCATGATGATAAATAACTTTTCCTGTAGGTATTTCGCTTTAGGGTACAGCGTTAAGCAGACCTGGTACAGTATCCCGCGCTCAATCAGCAAATCAATAAATTCGTGTTCATGATAACCGATAAGGCGGGCGGCCTGTTTCAACGTGTATACATAATCACTGTGATTGCGCCGCGCCATGTTCTTTATAGTACCCTCCGATTTCGTGCGCTTCTTTTGAGGCGTTACACGCATCAAGGTAGCTATTAAAACACCCTATATGCCGATACACCCCACTAATCATCACTCTTACAATCCATTTTTTATTCGCTTCATTCCACCATACGCCAATGCACCCGCTCTTATTCCTTCTGGATAACGGCATATTTTTCATGTTTTCTTGTTTTGTTATCATTCTTAGATTTTATATTCTGTTATCACTCCTTATATGGTTTATATGGTCAATCACATACCCTTCTGGGATCGGGCCGTTGTGCATTTCCCAAATTATGTTGTGTGCCTTATACTTTTTATTTTGCACACAGATAACAATATACCCGTTGTGCAAACTTCCGGCTTCCTTGCCGTTGGTAATTCTACCGCTTGTTGGTATCTTCCAGAATAATTTCCCTTCATTATAAGTAAAGATGTTGTACCATTTCATAATTTTTAATCAAAGCAACTTAAATTGTCGATACAGAAATCTTTTGCCGCTTTTTCGTATTCGCGTTTTGCATCAGGATCATCAGCCGGGAAACCCTTTGCGTGTATTTCACCAGGGCAAGACTGATCCATAGAGTCAGCAAAATTAACATTGACGTTAAAGTTAATATCTTTCGGGTTCATATCTTCCACCTTCTCATCTATTTGTACCTGAGTTATTTTGAATTCCCTGGCGCGCCCGAAGAAGCGAACAAGTTTTTCTCCTTCCTCGACTGCCATTTCGTAACTGTCATATAATCCGTAACCTTCCCAATCTTTACTGCCTGCCATCCATACATCTAGACGGTATTTTTGCATTTTACTGATCCCCGCTTTTAATCGGTTTAATCCGGTAGCCCAGGACGCGATCATCTTTTTCTGATAGGTAAATGGACGTTTCTAAGGCGTCGCTAGGGTTATCGAATTCAGCCTCGATATCACGCCCATTACTCACAAATAAGGTCAGTCTCCATAGTTTATCGTTCATCCCGCGCCCTTTGTGCCATTTTGTTAACTTCCCCTTCATTTGAGTAAAATATACATATTGTAAAAACCTCGATCAATCCATTTTGGTATGATTTAGCGTGACGCAGATCACAAAATGACAAGGTGAGAAAATGCGCAATATTCCGAGAGAGATGATTATTGATTCCGTCGATGCCGGAGTCGGCGCGGTCATTGACTTATTTGAGCTGGACCTTACGCCCCTGGGTGGCGAGGTTATCCGCTTCCATTCCGGCGCGAATGGCTATTACGGCCAGGTTATCTGGAAGGGCTTGGCTTACAACAGCTACCCGATCGAGGCAACTGGCTTCGAAATGAAAAACGAAGGCGTTTACTCACGCCCCCAAATGGTAGTAGCCAACATTGGCGGGCTAATCACCGGGATGAATAACGATTTCAACGACCTGCGAGGAATGAAGGTTACTCGCCGCCAGGTGGAAGTAAAATACCTGGACGCCGTTAACTTCCCCAACGGCAATCCAGATGCAGATCCATCTATTGAGGCTGTGTCTTTTTACGTCGTTGAAGCGATGAGCGAAGAAACAGCGGACCAGGTGCAATATGAACTGTCAACGCCAATTGATGCTGATAAAGCGGTTATCCCTGGGCGCACAATCCTCGCTGACGTTTGCCAGTGGCAATATCGCGGCGACGGTTGCGGATATAGTGGCGGCCCTGTAGCTACTGACAAAGACGAATCGACAAGCGATCCAAAGCTGGATAAATGCAGCCACCGCCTAAGCGGTTGCCGTTTGCGTTTTCCGCGCCCGAATCCGTTACCAATTTCATGTTTCCCAGGATCAAGCAAGGTGGGTTGATTATGGCGCTTGAAGATAAAATGATTCGCTATGCAGCAGCACACCCGCGTGAGGAAGTTTGCGGCCTGGTGATAGATAACGATTATTTTTACCCGTGCTTAAACGTGTCTGAAACGCCGCACAACAGCTTTAAAATCTCGCCTGACGATTATATCAAAGCTGACGAATTAGGCGTTATAACAGCAGTTTTCCACTCCCACACCGATGATACCCTGGTATTGTCGGCACGGGATCGACAACAGCATGTTATTTCCGGCCTGCCGTGGTTTTTATGTTCAGGTGGCAGGGTGAGAAAGTTTCTCCCGGTAGCGCACCTGTTAGGCCGTAAATTTGAGCACGGGAAAACAGACTGCTACTCGCTTTTCCGTGACGCCTATCACCTTTGCGGCGTGGATCTACCTGACTTTGAGCGCCACGATGGGTGGTGGCTGCGTGGGGAAAACCTGTACATAAAAAACCTGCCATTGAACGGGTTTTTCATGGTTGATGCGCAAAGCATTCAGCCTGGTGACGTGATTATCCGCCAGCCGTTTAAAGGTGCTGACCCATGCCACGCGATGATTTTCCTGGGCGATAACACTGTTTTGCATCATGACAATGCCGGACTGCTAAGCCGCCGCGAGCAAATGCGGCCCGCGTATGTTCGACAAACGCATTCAATATGGAGATCTGACAAATGCTCAAATTTAGATTTACGGGCAATCTTCGAAGATATTACGGCAAAGTGTGTTTAAACGTTGATACGCCAGCGCAAGGACTTAGCCTATTGACCGCGCAGGATCAGGAGTTCAAGAAGGCTTTTTTAAATACACCTTTGCGCTTACGAATTGCCGGAAAAGATTATGACGAAAAGACCGCGCCAGCAGCGGTTAACAGTAAATACCCTGACGGAACAACCATCATTATTGCTCCAGTAGTTGAAGGTGGTATTGCGGGGATTGGTGTTGTGGGTTGGATCTTGATTGGTGTTTCAGTGGTTAGCGTTGCGTTCTCGATCTTTATGTCTCGCAACCTGAAGATAAAGACGTCAGCAGAAAGCGCACAAGATAACACCATAACGAACAACACCTACACCAGCGTTGAAAACAAGGTAGGCCAGGGTAGACCAGTGCCAATCCTGTTGGGTGAAATGAAAATAGGTTCAAACGTCGGATCGTTAGGCATAGACACAAGCAACAACAGAGATGCATTAGACGTTGTAAGTTAACAGGAGAAAAACCATGAGTAGCGGCGGCGGCAAAGCCAAAACACCACATTTATTGAACGATAACCTGTATCATAAACAGTTTTATCGTGTTTTAGACATTCTCAGCGAGGGGCCGATATACGGCCCGGTAAACCAGAAAGCGCCATTAAATGATGTGATGCTTAATGACACGCCTGTTACTGACGCCAACGGAAATACGTCAATCCCTGGGGTAAGTATAGCGTGGCGCAATGGCACAGCTGACCAATCACCGATTAACGGTTTTAACGCCATTGAATCAACTGTTATTGTCAATGCGAAGGTAACTCACGATACGCCAATAATCAGGACCGTTTCAGACCCAAACGTCACCCGCGTTAGATTGAATGTTGGCGTTGATGCTCTAGTTCAGTCAGATGATAAGGGCAATCAATATAACACGTCAGTCATGTTAATGGTTGATGTTAAGCCATCATCATCATCGACGTGGTCGCTGGTTAAAGACATTACGATCGGGCCTGGTAAACAGAGTGGTGAATACCTGGAAGCTCACGTTATCAACGCACCGGATGAAAAGCCGTTTGATATTCGCGTTCGTCGCGTAACGCCAGACAGCAAAAGCGATCTTCTTCGTAATGATACGCGGTGGAGCAGTTACAGCGAGATAATCGACGATAACCTGTCTTACCCTCATACCGCTGTAGCTGGCGCGGTAATTGACCATGACCAGTATACTGATACTCCTGCCCGCACTTATCATCTGCGCGGACTGATTGTTGATGTGCCGGACAACTATAACCCTGAAACGCGCACGTATTCCGGTTTATGGCTTGGTGGATTTAAAAAAGCGTACACCAATAACCCTGCATGGCTTTTCCGGTATCTGGTTAAAAATGAACGTTTCGGACTTGCTCGCCACGCTGGTTACATTGATGTTGACGATGGCGCATTATATACGCTTTCCCAATACTGCGATCAGTTGGTTAGCGATGGTTACGGCGGCTTTGAACCTCGCATGACGCTTAATGCTTACATCACGGAACAAATTAGCGCACGCGACTTACTGGATAATATTGCAGGCATGTTCCGTGGTATTGCATTATGGGACGGGCAGCGCCTTACCGTGATGATTGATGCGCCACAAGATCCAATCGCCACCATTACAAATGCAAACGTAGTTGATGGCGCGTTTACTCGTTCAAGTATTGCCCGCGCAGAATCTTACAACGCCGTGATTGTGTCATGGACTGACCCGGAAAACGGCTGGGAGCAATCAAAAGAATACGTGGCAGACGATGAACTGATCGCCCGCGATGGTTATAACGAAACCACGCTAGAGGCTTTCGGTTGCACGTCACGCGGGCAAGCGTACCGCGCTGGCAAATGGCTGATAGAAACAGCAAAACGCGAGCCGTCAAAATTCACGTTTAAAATGGCCCGTGACGCGATTCACTTTACGCCAGGTGATATTATCGAAATCCTGGACAATAACCGCGCAGGCGCTCGCTTAGGCGGTCGCATCGTTGCGAACAATGGCAAAGTAATAACTGTAGACAAGGTTGATGCCAAATATATCTCCGCTGGAGATACGATCAGCCTGCTTGATAGCGATGGCAAGTTTAAAAAACACCAGATCACTGGAGTTAGCGGAAACAAAATTACCCTTGCATCCGCCCCGGCATGGATTCGTAACGGTACTGTTTTTGCTGTATCAACCAACGCAGCAAAACCCGTTTTATGTCGAATCACCAGCGTAGCAGAAACAGAAAATAACAGCGTATACACCATCGAGGCCGCACAGCATGATCCACATAAGCAGGCCGTAGTCGATAATGGCGCAATCTTCGAGATCAATAACGACACGCTTAATCACTTCCGCGTGCCGAACATTGAAAATCTGAAGGTGTTAAACGTTGGATCTGAAACGGTTCAATGTCGCGCAACATGGGAAACACAGACGACAACGCGTCGCCTGACCTTTGAGATTCGCGTGTATAACGCCGACGGCGCTGTGGTTAAAAGCTACGAAACTACGAATTACAGTTATGATTTTTATGGCATTGATTCAGGAACCTACTCATTAGGCATTCGCGGTCGTAATGATACTGGCATGAAGGGCGCTGAGAGTATAGTTGATCTGGTTATTGGTGCACCAGCAGCCCCGATTGGCGTTAATTGGGTTCCTGGTGTATTCCAGGCAACAGTGTATCCGATCAGCAGAACAACGCTTACCACTGATACCAGTTACGAGTTTTATTACTCAGGTGAAACACAGATCACCGACCCGGCATCAGTAACCACTAAAGCACAATATACGGGGCGTGGTCATCAGTGGACGTTTGGCGGCATGAATACAGGTCACATATATTACGTTTATGTGCGCACGCGTAACGCTTTTGGTGTGTCTGACTTTGTGGAAGCGTCAGGTAAGCCAACAGAAAACTTTGACGAAATTACCGATTACGTCACCAAAGACGTAATGAATTCCAAACAATTTAAAGAAATGGTTGGTGACATTAAAGATCTAGGCGACCGCACTGATCTTATCGAAAGCGCTACGAATGACCTTAAAACTGCTACTGACAACCTCAAAACTGCAACTGATAATCTGACCAATATAACTGACGATTTAAGGACTGAAACTGACAACCTAACCATAGAAACGGGATCAATAAAAGCTGACACGGACACACTTAAAAAAGAAACGGAAGATCTTTATAAAAAGGTTAAGGAAAACGCCGATGATATTGGACAGCATGAGTCGAGAATCGACTCGCTAGAGGTGTCTAGCGAAAAAGTTGGCAGCGAACTAGCGCAAGCAAAAGCAAGTCTGCAAAACGCCTCACTTGCTCTTATTAATAACTCGCTTGCACAGACTAACACTCGCGTAACTCTTACCGCTCAGTACAAGAAAGGCAGGACAGAGACGAAAGCGGAAATTGACCGCATTGACAACGTTATCGCTGAAGAGAAAAAAGCGACAGCGGAATCACTGGAAACCATCACGGCAGAAATGAATGTGATGGACACAAACCTTAAAGGTCAGATCTCTAATGTGCAACGCGCAGTAGCTGACGAGGCCAGCGCTCGCGCTGAAGCTATTAACGGTGTAAATGCCTCAATAAGCAATCTTGACAAGAAAACTGACGCCAGCGTAAACCGTCTTGATCGGGCAATTGCAGACGAAACAAGTGCGCGTACTCAGGCTATCAGCGACGTGAACGCAAGTATCTCAACGCTTGACAAGAAAACTGACGCCAGTGTTAAGCGCCTCGATAAGGCAATATCAGATGAAACGCAGGCAAGAAGCGACGCAATAACAGTGGTTAAAGCTGATTTAACAACGCTTGAAAATAACACAAATGCCAGTGTTAGCCGTCTTGATCAAGCTATCGCTGACGAATCAAGCACACGCGCTCAGGCGATATCAGGTATCAGCGCGTCGCTTGGCAGCGTTAAAAGTGAGGTTGATAAAAACAGCGACGAGATAGTTCAGGCGAAAGCAGGTCTGCAAAACGCATCTCTGGCGCTTATTAATAACTCAATGGCGCAAAGCAAGATGAGCACTGTTATTGAGGCGAAATACAGGAAAGGACAAAGAAAAACAAAAGCGGAAATAGCAAGGGTAGACACAGCAATCGCAGATGAGGCGAGCGCACGCGCAGAAGCTATTAGCAACGTTAACGCCAGCGTCAGTAGTCTTGAAAGCAAGACCGACGCGAGCGTTTCCCGTCTTGATAAAGCAATCGCAGATGAGGCGAGCGCACGCGCAGAAGCTATTAGCGGGGTTAATGCGTCAATTTCCACGCTCGATAGCAAGGTGACAAGCAACGTAACCAGGATGGATAAAGCGATCGCAGATGAGAAGAATGCACGCACTGACGCAATCAGCAGCCTTAACTCATCGCTTACCAGTACGATTAATTCGAAAGTATCCGAAGTGTCAACTGCACTTTCTACGCATGAAACATCAAGCGCGGAAAAATTTGGCCAGATCTCGGCATCTTTCGACGATGTAAACTCAAGCATCACGGAATGGTCACAGGCTATGGCAACGGCAGACGAGGCATTGTCAACCAGAATCGACCAGTTGAAAGTAACTATTAACGGAAACACAACGGCGATAGAAACGACATCAAAAGCACTGACTGACTTCAAAGGTAACGTTGATGCGTCATATTCAATTAAGATTGCCACTGATAAAAACGGTATGAAATACGCTACAGGAATGTCGCTCGGCCTTACTGGTAGCGGGACTAACGTTCAATCGCAGTGTATTTTCCTCGTTGACCGTTTCGTGCTTATGACTGCGGCAGGTGGCTCCTATCAGACCCCGTTCTATGTTACTAACGGTGCTTGCTACATCCGTGATGCGTGGATCAGAGACGCATCAATCACTACCGCGAAGATTGCGCAGCAAATTCAGTCAACCAACTATAAAGCTGGTTCGGCTGGCTGGATGCTAAATAAAAACGGCAATGCGGAGTTCAACAACGTCACTGTACGCGGTACGGTGTACGCAACATCTGGTAAATTCACTGGTGAGATTCAGGCCACAAGCGGGAAGTTTAAAGGTACAGTAGAGGCAAAGTCATTTGTCGGTGACGTTGCTAACATGGGGGTTGGTCCAGATCGAGTGCTTGGGCATAACGGAAGTTATAGCGCAACCATCACATATAAAGACAGCACGGATAATGCATTGACGAAATCAGTTATGCTTATGGCGACTATTTCATTAATGTCTGGTGAATATAGATCCACTTATAACGTAACGTTTAGTTGCGGAGATAAAAACAAAACAATTTCATATTACGTGCCTTATGGTGGATGCACATTAACAGTGCAATGCGCTTTTTCTGGTTTAAAAGCATCAGATATTATCGGGAAAATATATTGTCCTCAAACATCATCATCTGAAGGATACGCATATTGTACCGCGTTGTATTCTCCAACAATGATAGTAGCAAGAGGCACCGGATCATTTAGAACATCAACGACAGCATAAAAAACGGGGCATAAGCCCCGTTTTTTTATGCATTGTTTTTATTTTTTACACCCATCATTTACACCAGAAAAATGGATAGGTAAATTACATTCACTGTCAATAATTTTACCTTGTAGTTGTTTTTCTTTCCATGAGTCAGTATTGAAATAACTCGAACGTTGGTTATCAAGGCCAGTATCACCATATTGAGCAGTGCCAGCATCACTCTTATCTGTCGAATTTACAGAAGCAAAAGCACCAAAAGACAGAGCTGATAAGATGCAAGCAACAATTAGTTTTTTCATTGTATTCACCTTACTGTTTGTTTTACTGTCATTTGTTGTTCGTGATGATCCACCCATCCGATGAGCAAATCACCGCAGAAGCTATCATTTCGTATGTTGATATAGATCAAAAAATACATTATGTATAAGCCCAAAGTGTAACACAGATCACAAAATGGTAGAATTGTTTAGTTAATTAACAAAACGGAGTTATTGCGATGATTTACACAACAGGCACTATAGCTGTTAGCGGAAACACAGTTACCGGGGCAGGGACTGAATTCAACGCCGCATTATCTCTGATCAGAGTGGGTTGCACTCTTATTGCCATTAGCGATCCGGTGCAGATTTTTTCAATCACAAAGGTAAAAAGCGCAACAAGTTTGTCGGTAACTCCTGCGGCAAGTCCGGCTATTCCGGCTGGAACTAAATTTAGCATCCTGCTTTCAGATTCGATCTCTGTGGATGGTCTTGCTCAGGATGTCGCCGAAACACTGCGTTACTATCAGGGCAAAGAATCAGAAATAGCGGACGCAGTTGAATTTTTTAGCGACAACAAAGATGTGATTTCAGCCTCAAAATTAGCATCACAATCAGCTACCACTGCAACCAACGCTGCAACAACAGCGACAAGCGCAGCCGATTCAGCTAAGACATACAGAGACGAAGCCCACGAATACGCCAATCAGACCGCACAGCCTTACGCGTATGTTTTGCAACCGCTGCCGGACGTATGGATACCGTTTAACGATTCTCTCGATATGATCACGGGCTACGGCCCTGGTACTAAAAAAGTAACCATTAATGGGGAAGAAAAAACAATATCATCAGATAAAGTTGTTTCTTTCTCACGCGCAAGCACTGCTACTTACATTAACAAATCAGGTGTTTTAACTGTGGCTGGTATTAATGAGCCACGTTTTGAACGCGAAGGATTACTGATTGAGGGGACGCGCACAAACCTGTTAATAAACAGTACAGACCCTTCGAAGTGGAATAAGTCAACTTCACTGGACGTTACAGAAACAGGCACAGATAGTTTTGGGTTTAATTATGGCCGGTTTGTCGTACAGGATTCGATTGTTGGTACAAGTAAAGCGCATACCATTACCGGACTGTATTCGAGTGCCGGAGGGGTTGATACTTCAGGGGACGAAAAGCATGTAACTATATCCTGTCGGGTAAAAAGTGAAGTTGATAATATCGC